TCATTGCGCCAGCGCCCGCACATAGGCCTGGCAAGCGCGCAAGGCGATCAGTCCGCGGTCACCGTCGTCGGTGATGGCGACAATTCGTCGAGCATGCGCCGGGTCAAGTCGGGCGCGTACGGGGTCATGATCCAGGCTGCCGGTGCCGGCGGCGGCAGGCACGCCGGCGCAACCGGCGGCGTCGCGCTCGACCAGGACCGACAGCCGCAAGTCAGCAGTAGCCAGGCGATCACGCAGGCGTGCCTGAGTCTGTTGGCCATCGAGTAGCTCCTGATAATGTTGTTGCTCACTGAGCTCCAGCCGTTGCGCCAGCCCCTGGCGTTGCAGGCGTTCGGCGACCAGTTGCGCGGCAGCGGACTCGGCCTGGGCTTGCCACTCCCGACCATGCTGTTCGGCTTGCTCCGCCAGTTGCCGGCCCATGCGCCAGCCCTGGACCTGCCAGGTCAGCGCACAGGCCAGCAGCGTCAGCAGCAGGCATGCCCCCGACTGCAAGCGGCTCAACACAGCACCTCACGGGCCCTCGCCCAGAGTTTCAGGCGATCCTCCAGGCCATTGAGCCCGCCGTTGATATGCCGGGTGATGCGGTTGAACTCGCTGCGGTCAGCCAGTTGATTGAGGCCGCGCGAGTGCCAGAACCAGGCAGCAGACTCGGCTGCCCATTGCGGTTGCTCCAGCAATTGCGGCTGCTTGAGCAAGCGCTCGTCGCCAAACAGGGCCATGCTGCAGGCCCGGTAGTTGTTGCGCCCGGTGACCTGGATCAGGCCCCGGCCGCAGTACAGTTGACCGTCGCCATCCGCCTCGGCGGTATTGCCCAGGCGCAGGGCCAGGGTGCCAGTGTCGTAGCGCGCCAGGTAGCGGTCATTGCCCAGCTCCTTGACGTAGCGTAACTGGCCGGACTCATGGCCGACCTGGGCGAGGAAGGCCGCTTGACGCCGCGGGGTATCGATTTCCCAACGGACCATGGCGGCATTTAACGCAGAAACAAAAACGCCCGCTTGCTGGCGGGCGTTGGGGAACATCAACTGCAGCGTTTTTTCAGTTAGCGCCATTGATACCTCATACGTATTGCTTAATCCATTCAACGAGAGACACCGCCTTTGCGCGGCCTGGCGCCCTTGGCCCGAGCCTTGCCCTGCTTGCCACCATTGCATTCGACCGTGGTCGTCCAGCCGGACGCCGTGAACACTTGCTCCACCGACTCCACCAGGTACTCACCATCGAGCCCGATCTTGAAGCCCTTCAACTCCACGCTCCGTTCGGTGAACAGATCTGTACGCCCGGGCATATCCAGTCGGACACTGGCGGTACTGCGGTTGAGCGCCGCCAGCTTGGCTTTGGCCACCTGCTCGGCGCAGGCCTTGTCGGGGTAAAGGTGGCGATCGGTGTGAACCGGCGCCAGCCCCTGCGGTGTCTCGGCGCTCGCCAGGTCGACCACCATGAGCTGGCCACTACGCTTGTCCTGATGACGAGTCTGGACCGCCTTGTAGGTCCCCTTGTCGGCCAGGCGAAACTGCCAACGCGTGACATCCGCCCGACGCACGCCGACAACGCCAAGCGCCTTGCCACTAGCGCTCTTACCACCCTGACGCGGTAGCACCAGCAGGATGCCGTCGCCGACCTTGGCCGTGCAGTCGTACTGTTTGGCCAAACGCGTGATGAAGTTGAAGTCCGATTCGTTGAACTGATCGACCCGCAGCACCCTGGTCAACACCGGACACGCCGGTTGCCAGCCGTTACGCGCGGCGATATCACGCACGATCTGCTGCAACGGGATGTTCTCCCAGCTGCCGCTGCGCGTGGTCTTGCCAGTACCGCGCATATCGCTGGCCTTGCCACGAATGACCACGCTGTCGGGCGGCCCGGTCAACTCGACTTCATCCACGGTGTAGCACCCCAGACGGGTCAACGTCTGGCTGGCGTACCCCAGGTGAATCTCGATCAGCGCGCCACGCGCGGGCAAGGTCACCGCACCGTCGCGATCATCGATACGCAGCTCGAAATCATCCGACTCCATGCCAGGCTTGTCCGAGGTGCGCAGTAGCAACAAGCGATCATTGATCACGGTGGTAATGTCGTTGCCATCGGCGACAACACGAAAAACAGGTTGCATGGCTCATGCTCCAGAAAAGCAGCCCCCGCACGGGGCGGGGGCTGCTGGTTGCACGGCAGGCCGGGGTGTCAGTCCCATAGCTGTACCGTGACATCGGTAGCGGCGATCAGGTCTGGCAATTGAACCAGCACCCCGGCGCGAAAAGGCTGGGGTTCGCCGGCCAGCCCCTGATTGGCATTGAGCACCGCCTCGACGCTGCCATTGAGATGCCCGTAGTAGTGTTGGCAAAGGGTATCGAGCACGTCTCCTTCAGAGGTTCTGCAGGTCGTCGCCATAGCTCACAAACTCCAATGTAAAGCCCTGCTTTCTGGGGATGCCCCCCGCCAACAGGTTGCTCTGATCTTCATCGATGCTGAGCAGGCACCAGTTACCCAGGACCTCGCCGTAACCGGTGATCAGACTTAAGGGGCGCAACAACCGTCCGATGCTGCGCAACGTCTGTAACTGACCCAGGCCGCCCTTGAAGGTGGGAAATATCACGCCCCGAATATTGATTTTTTCCTCGCCCAGGCTCACCGCCTGCTGGGCGGCACTGCGCGTGAGACGCTCCTGGCCGACCCAGCGAAAGCTGGTCTGGCGCCGCAATTCTTCGAAGGCTGCCGTGTCGAGGTTGAAGTAGTAACCCGGCGACTCACCATCCAGCGGTTGCAGGATCAACAGGTGCGGGAAAGGTTTGACCGCCTCCGCGGCTGGGGTGACGGTAGGGGCGAAACTGCCGGTGGGTAGAATATTGCCCAGCGATGGGCTGATCTTGCCGGCAATTCGGTTGATCGTCGCTGCTGCCTTGGCCGCCTGCTCGCCGAATGCCTGAACCCGCTCCTGAACCTGCACCACTACTGCCAATCCCTGATCGTATTTGGCCGAGACGCGGTTGACGGCCGCTTGTGCGCTATGGATGGCGCGCATCGTACGTTGCAGCTTTGCCCCGATAACCGGCCCGACAAAAGGGATGGCCTCAAGCTCGGCAACAGCGCCGCTGATGTCGCTGACAGCGCCGTTCATCGGTGCCAGCATGTCATCGGCGCTACGCCGCCCCGCCTGCCCTGCCGCCACCACGAAGCGCAGCGCCGACTGTAGCTGCTGCATGTAGGTCATGGACTCTCCTTAAACGTAAACATGGGGAACGTCGGACAACTGCCGAGAGTTCGCCATGCGCATCAGTTCCTCGAATTCACGGCGGACCATGGCCTGCAGGTTCTGGGCGAGCAGCATCGGGTCGGTGACGCTGCCCTGGACCGTGATTGGCATGCTGGGGGTAAAGGTGAATTGCTGGGTAACCGATTGCGGCTGGCCAAGCCCTTCGCCCACCGGCTTTATCGGCGCTGGCAGGGTGTCGTTTGCAGGCGTTGCACTCACCAGTGAACGCGCCACCTCACCCGGTTGTGCAGCCACCGGTCTAGTGGGTTGCGCCTGGGTGTCGGCAGGCTTTTCTCCCTCAGCGCAAGACACCATGCGCTTGCCCAGCCAGCCACCGATTGCATCACCCGCCATCCCACCGAGCATGGCGCCAATGGATGTTCCGATTACCGGGACGAACGAGCCCACCACGCCGCCAATGACCGACCCCACCAGACCGCCAGCAGCCGCACCGTAACCCTCGGCTTTTTCTTCCGGGGTGTCGGCAGTCATGAACGTTGCGACAGTATTGATACCCGCCGTGAGCAAGGCCGGGCCACGAACGCCCTTGATCGCCGCACCAATCTTGCCGGCAGCACCCACCGGGCTGGCGGGAGGCGCTGGCGGCGGTGTGGACGGACGTGGCGCAGGCGCCGGGCGCGTCGGAGCCCGCCGAGTCGATGCGCGAGGCTGGCGTTGCGGTGCCCTGCGTTGCGACGTCCGGCCTTGCGGCGCCTTTCGCCCGTTGCGGGTCGGCTTGCGGCGCTGACCCGGCTTCCTCACGCAGCAGCCAATGTCACTGGCATTGACGACAAACACATTGAGCGGGTTATTGAGCACATTTACGTTCGACAGGTCAGTGCCCTGCCCTGGACCGCCCGCAGCCCCCTCCGGCGTCGGCTTGCGTTTGAGCCTGTTCAAAAGGCCCTTGGCAGCTTCACCACCTTTGAGTGCCAGCAAGGTCGTACCGAGCACCGTGACACCCGCTACCAACCACTTGAGCGCATCCGGAGCGGCCGTGAATTCTTTGGCCTTGGCAGCCACGCCCAAGGCCAAGCCATCCGCCAACGGCCGCAGGGAATCACCCAAGCTGCGTAGCGCCTCATCGACCGCGTTGGACGCTTCGCTCAAACGCTGATCAGAAGTTCCACGGCGTGCAAGCAAATCCCTGTCGAGCACGCCCTTGGCACCCGAGGCTTCGGTACTGCCTAGTGCCTTGTCCAACGTTTGGTTCTGCGCTGCGGACAGACTGTCGGCAGCGCCTTCGCCCGTTCCCTTGCGCTGAAACACTATGTGCTCCAGCGCTTTCTCCAGCTCATCCGGCCCGCTCACCTGAGGTTTTTTCTGAACCTCGCCGACCAGGCGTGCCGCCTCCTTGGCTGACACATCCTGGCCAACCGCGAATCTGGCCGCCACGGGGGCGTAAGCAAGGGCTTTATTCAAGCCCATCCCCGTGTCGAACAACTGCTTGATCAGCTCAGCTGCCTGATTACGCTCCATCCCTGTTGCGTCGGTGATCGTCGTCACCTTGGCGATGATTGCCTGCTCTTGCGCCGAAGGTTCCGCACCATCGGCCACCCCTGCGCTAATGGCAAGATCGCGGGTGATCTTCTGATACTCAGCGCTGATCTGGGTGGGTAGCAGCAACACCCGCGAACGTTTCAATACCTCGCCAACGAGCGGAATGTCCTCAATGACCTTCAGGTTGTCCCGTTTGGGTGCTGTATCCGTTGCCGGCGGCCCGGCCTTGCCCACAGCCACCACGATCTGCTGCTGACGAAACCTGCCCAGCGCAACGACCTGCCGCTCAAGCAGGTTGAGCGTTGCCTGCAGGTAAGGGCGCAACTCGCCCAGCCAGTCCAGGCTGCCTTGCGGTGCAGGCGTTGCGCCGTTGCGCAAGCTGAAGACTTCAGCGTAAATGCTCTCCAGAACGTTGGTATTTTCCTTGATACGGTCTTCGATCGACTTGAACGCAATACCTACCGTAAATGCGACGGCGGCACCGAGTTCCAGTTTCAATGCCGAATTGCTCGTCATCTGATTCCCCCTATAGCCACGCCACAGGCTTAATCCGTGAGCCACCAGAGCATGTCGCTGAACGACATGCTCATGATTTCGGCGGCGGAAAAGTTCAGCTCCCTGGCCAATCGCTTTGCCGCCGCCTTCTGCCCATTGGGGTCAAACCTCGTCGTCTTGCACCAGGCGAAAATACCCGGCCTGCAAGCGGCCATAGTCTTTCAGGGCAAGCCCTTCGAGGTCCTTGACCCCCACTTCGGCCAGCGAGGCGAAGAGGTTCAGTTCCCGTTGTTCATCGTCACTGTTCGAGGCCGATTGCGCGGCACGAATGTCGCGTACGGTCGGTGCACGCAGCGACAGGCTGTCGACTTGCACGCCATTGGCCTCGGACGGTTTACTGAGCGTCACGACAACGCGCTCGGTGGTCACGGCCAGCCAATTCGGGGTCTTGTTTGCTTGATTCATGGGAGCTCCTTACAGGCCCAGGGCCGAACGTTGGGCGGCGAGCTGATCGACGCCATTGATGACCCGCTTCATACCGATCGGATCGATTTCGTAGACCAGGCGGCCATCGACTTCGAGCTTGTAATAGGTCACGGCCACGTTGTGCTTGATCTCGGCCTTGTCGCCCGGCTTCCAGTCGCCCATGTCGACTTCTTTCAGCGCCCCGCGCAAGGTGACGATGACCGGGGTGATCTGGCCTTTGAGGCCTTTGAAGGCACCGCGAAAGGTACCGTTGAACGCCGAGCCGTCGGCCAGGCCGAAGAACTTCAGCGACTCACGACGAACGCCAGTGGTGACAAAACCGGCTTCCTGCTTTTCCATGCCCATGTCGATCTCGACCGGCATGTCCATGCCGCCAGCACGGTGCTCCTCCATCTTCAGGGTGAGCTTCGGCAGGGTCAGGCTGGGGACGTCACCTTGAAAGCTGACGCCATCGACGAACAGGTTCAGGTTCGCCAGGGTTTCGGGAATCATTGCCATGGTTATTGCTCCTTAAGCGGCTTGGTCGAGGACTTCGGTCAACCACTGGTTGGTGACCTCGACACGGAAATTCGGGTTCTCGGCTGGCGGCACGTCGGTGAAACGGATGTTCCAGTACACCTTGCCCTGCTCCAGCTGGCTGGCGGTGTTCAGCTCGGGGTCGGCGAACACTTCGAAATTGATGATCGCGCCCTGGGCTTTCAGATCACGCATGAACGCCTGCAGGCCTTCGGTCACATCCTTGACGTAGGTCGCGGTAATCGAGCGGTCGACCGCCCACTTATGGCCGTAGAGGATCGCGTCCATGACGATGTCCATGGTCCGCACGCGGGTGACGAAGGCCCACTTCGGGTCGCTGCTCAGGGTGCGGTTGCCCCACAGGCGGAAGCCGTCATCGCGGATCACGGTGGTGATGTTGGCGTTGTTCAGCAGGTTGGCCCGGCAGGTCGCGTCGCCATCCAGGTACTCGATCGAGCGGCTGGTACCGGTGATGCCGACGAACGCCTTGTTCGACGGCGAGGCCCAGAAGCCGTACTCGCTGTCGGTCCAGGCGAACAGGCCGGCAACCCAGGCCGAAGCCGGTGCATCAAGGGTTGCGTTCTTGCCGGTGTCCCAGTACTGCACGCCCGGGTCGACCAGGTAGGCACGCTTGGCGCCGAAGTTCTCGGCATAAGCGATCGCCGCTTCGTCGGTGCTGTTCGGGCCATCGATAATGGCCAGGCCGCGCAGTTTGTCGGCCAGGGCCACCAGGGCCGTGCCAACCGCCAGGGTGGAGCTGTGCTTGGGCGTTACCAGCAGGCGTGGCTGGGCGTTGAAACGGCTTTTGCCGTCCAGCAGCGCCTGCAGGCCGGTGCGTTTGCCATCGGCCAGCACGCCGCCGATGATTGCCGAGGTCTGCGCCGCCTCCTCTTCGAGCTTGGCCACGCCGCAGGCGACGATAACCGCCTTGGCGCGGCTGTAGATGGCCTGGCAGGCCCGGGTGATCGGCGCATCGGCGCCGAACGCGGCGATGGCTTCACGTTCGCTGGTGATCAGTACCAGGTCATTGGCCTTGGCGCTTGCACCCGGGCCTTCAGTGAAGGTATCGACCAGGCCGATGATCGAGGAAGAAGGCAGCGCGATGGTGCGTGCGCCGGTGTCGACGTTGGTTACGGTAACGCCGTGGAAGAATCCACTCATGGGTAAGTCTCCAGAAATGCGAAGGCCCCGCGGTGCGGGGCCTTCAAAGGGATTGTTGCGGGTAAGAAAAAGCCCCGGCGGTGCGGGGCTTTATTGGACTTGTTCGGCGACCCACGGCGGTGCACTCGGGCGCTCGGCCAACTCAGGGAAAGCACCGGCCGCCGGCCAGTCGCGCAGCGACTGACGGTAAGCCTGCAATTCGACGTATTGCTCTCTGGTCAGCGTCGTGGGTCGGCTTATGTCTTGCTCATCACGGTGACGAGTCGTCAGCCATTCCGTCGTCTGCAGCTCACGGTCACGCCAAGCCCGTTCTACTTTCACGTAGTCCGGCAGTACTGCGGGAAGTAGCTCTTTCTCAATAGTGCCGTCAGCTTCAAGCCGCCATATACCATCCTGCTCGTTGACCAGCCGGAACCATAACTCGTCCGCCACTTTTACTGCATGTACGGGGATATCGTGCACGCCCTCGATGAGGCGGTATTGCAGTGAGCCATCTTCGTTAAACGTTGCGTATTTCATTAGCACCCCACTGAAAAGACCCAGCTACCAGCAGCCGAGCCCGCACTAGACCGGATCATAAACTGTGCCTTATTGATGATAGCCGCCGCGTGGTAGTTGAGCACTCCACTACCGGGCGTGTAACCACAGGTGGCAAACACAGCAAACGGACCATTGGGATAGGGAATGACGAAGTTATGGGTTGTGTCGACCCCGTTCCCAATCGGGCCTGACTGCCATTGCAGAATCAGCCCCCCTAGCCAGGTCGGAAAGACCACATATCCGACGCCAGACGGGTAAAACTGAAACCCTAGACGCATCTTTTTTGGGGTTACCGCCACGTCATCACCGGAGCCCGCATCAACTTGGGCCTGCGTGCCGATCTTTAGCCAACCTGGCGCCGCCTCGGTTGCCTGCTTCACAACCATGGCAATAGCCTGAAACACCCGAAGGGCCGTCATGGGCTTGGCAGTATCGGCACCACCCTCGGCCTCGGCCTGGCTGGCTGGCGTTATCCCGTACCCATCAAGCGTGGTAGCTTTGTTAGCTTTACTTTCAGGGTCAAAGTTGGCGCTGGTCCAGAGCATTCGCCACACGCCAGTGCCATCGGTATTGAATCGGCGTACGCCGTACCATTCTGTACCGGCAACCCCGCCCATAAAGTCGACACCCATATCACCGTTCTGCCACGCCATATGCATGCCGATGCCGTAGGTAAAGCCAACCGGCCTATCGGTAGTCTCATCAGCCATGATGAAAAACCGTGTATCAGGCACCTTGCAAAGCTGCCCAGCGACTACCTGGGGCCATGCCAGCAGGCCGCCCGCACCTTTTGGCATCGCGTCAGTGATGCCATAGCCGGCCAGCGTCGTCGGGTTGTAGCCCTGCTGCACAGTGCCGCGCTCGTTGATTCTGACCTGAGTGTAGGTCCCTGCTACTTTGTTGGGAGGCAGAACGCTCAAGACGAGCGCATCAACATATTCACGAGTTGCCAGCACCACGGCCGGGTCAATCTTCAACTGCACATTGGCAGTACTGGTCACGATAATGTTGAGCCGCACCACCTGAGTCTTGCCGGTGCCCTGGTTGAGCAGCGGCTTGAAGCTCGGCGCACAGTTGGCCACCGCAACCAGGTCACCGTCAGCGTCATACAGGCCGATTTCGCGAATCCACCACCCCCCCACATCCGGCGGTATCACCTGCTCGGCGATGATGACGCTGGCGTTGTCCGGGTCGACCTTGACCTGGTTGAGCGGCGCCCTGCGGCGTTCGTTGATGAGCTTTTTCTGATCCCTCGACGGGATCGGGTCGGTCAGGTTGGCATCGCCAACCCCCATTTGCGCAAAGGTCCAAGGCACGCCCAGGGCGTTGGCGTTGGCCTGTTTGGCCTCCCCCACCGCCGTGAGAATGGCGAAGAACTGGCTTGTCTGGTCAGTCATGAGTACACGTCCAGGGTTTCAATTTGGTGTTCACGGCCCACAAGGCCATAGCTGCCGCTGACTTCAATGTCGCGAGAGGTCGGCGGATAAATATCGATTTCATCGCCTTCAGAAAGGCTTATTCCCAGGCGCAGATGGCCACTGCTGGCGAGCGTGATCGCAAGCCCCGTCAGGTGGCGACTGACCGGCTTGGCGTCATCGATCAGCCGGGTCAGTTCCAGGTACATCTCTTCGGAGATTCCGTTCTCCAGTACCCCGACCTGAAGCGCAAAGGTGCCCGGCACACCTTGCGGTACCGTCTGCCACCACTCCTTCACTTCAATCAGGTAACCCAGCGGCTCCACCACCCGGCGAAGCGCACCGATGGTCCCTTTGTGCGCATGCACATAGAACGCCGAGCGGATTACCGAGCGCTTGATTGCCTCAGGCCAGGTTTCGTCCCAGCGGTCTACCGACCAGGCCCAGGCCAACTGATGCAACAGGTGCGCCGGGCAGGTGTCGGGGTTGTACAGCGCACGCAGGGGGACTTCGATGGTTTCAACGCCGGAGGCCTCGATGGCGTGTTCGAGATCGGTACTGTTGAGCGGGAGCAGGCTGTCCATGTCAGCTCCCCCGGGTCACGGAGATCCCGTCGCACCAGGCCGCTTGCGCCTGGGTCGGGCGGATGTCGGTCCAGTTGTTCAGGTCGACCCGGCTGACGCCGTTGATATGCAACTGGGCATCCACGCCCGAGCGGGCCACTTCAGCACCCAGGCGCCGGCGCGGATTGATCCAGGCTTGCAGCCGGCGTTTGCACTCGGCAAGCGTCGCTTCGATTTCCGGACCGCTACCGCTCATGTGCACCACCGCATCAATGCGATAGCGCAGGATTTGCGCACCTTGCACCGTCAAGCGGTCGCCAACCGGGCGCACGTCATCGTCATTGAGCTTGAGCCGCACGGTTTCCAGCAGCTCTGCTGCGGCACTGCCATCGCCTTCGAGCGCCAGTACCGTCACCACGACCTGAGCCGGCGACGGGCTTTCGGCCGTGGCATCAGCCACCTGGCCGGACGCATTGCGGGCATGCAGGATGTAACTGTTGCGCGGGCCCGCGGTGGTCAGCCCTTCATAGACCAGTTGCACCCGCTCACGCAGGGCATCGTCTGCTTCGAGCACCTGCGGCGTTGGCGGCACCGTGTTTGTGTCCCCGGCCTGCACCACCAGCCGCTGCAGTTGCACATTGGCCGCCAGTTGATCCAGGTCGGAACCCTGCGCATAGGCCAGCAACAGCGCCTTGGCGGCGTCGTTGACCCGTGCGCGGTTGAGCAGCTTGCGGTAGGCACCGACTTCCAGCAGTTTGTTCACCGGGTCGCTTTCGACTGCGGCGTCCCAGTTGTCGCCCATATGCGACCGGAAGGTCGCCAGGTCGGTCTGGAAGAGCGCCTCGAAATCGAGGTCTTCCAGCACCTGCGGCGCGGGCAGCGCCGAAAGATCCACACTACTCATGCCGTTACCTCCCGGCCTGCTGCAGAAACGAAAACGCCCCGAAGGTCGGGGCGCTCAAACATGCTCCAGACTCTCAGGCGTTGCCGACACCGACCACGCTGGCGCGAATGGCGGCAATAGCCTGATCGGCAATGGCTTCAGCCTCATCGTGGCTGCTGGCCTTGAGCGCGGACTGTTTGCCCTTCAGGCGGGCGGCGCGAATGGCATACAGGGCGGCTTTCCAGGCATTTGCCTCAGTGAGGATGCTTTCGGCCGCTGCTTGCGGTGGCAGGTTGGCGGCGTCTGCCCAGGCCTTTACAGCCGGTGGCATTTCTCCTGCGAAGTGAATTGCTTCGAAAGCCTTGGCTTCTTCCTCGGCCAACTGGTATTCAGCCACCCGCAAGGAGTCACCAAGCACAGCAATACGTGAATGATCTGCAGCCAGATCGATTTGCTGGGCTACAACGACAAGCGCGGCAGCCAACGGCAGTGCTTCATAGTCGTAGCCGGCGTAACTGGTGCCACCGTGAGTTACAAAGAGGTTTTGCTTTTGCATGTTGAATCCCTACAAGGTGGCCAAGTTGGTCAGGACGTTACTCAAATCCTTGGACGGTGTACCACCAGCCACGCCGAAAATGTAGCGACCAGGGAAAGCGGCAGGAAAGCTAGTTGTAACCGCTTGAAAAATCACTGCATTGTTGTGATAAAGCATCAAATATCCGGAAAAATCCGCAGCCATCTGTACATCGCACGCTGCAAACTTGAGTGCTTGGCAAGCAACGATCTGGACACTGTAGGACTTGAGCATGATATTGGCCGTCCCTACCGGCGGCGGCGTAACTCCGGACGGACTCGGCAGGGTCAGCGTAATATCCAGAAAACCCAGGCCTTCCCCTGACGCCAATACGAAGCCCGACAGGCCGTTGTTTCCATCTCCGGCGAGGTAATAACTGATATTGAACTTACGTTTAACACCAGGGGTATCGCTGCAAATATTGAGTTTATTCAGCGACACAAGCAGAGCGCCGCTATGCGTGTAGTCGCTCATCAGGCGGACGTTACAGACACCGCCCACCGGAGTACTGGCTACTGCTTGGTTGATAGTTTTGAAAGGCTCTTGTGCACTTCCGACGCCCTTATCATTGCCTGCTAGAAAGTCGACGAACCACGATCGTTCCATATTCGGCACAGCGGCAACAGCCGACGCCACCGCCGCATCAATCCCCGCCTTCTTGCCATTGAAGTAACTGATCAAATCAGTCGTTTTCGTCACCAAATTGGCAACATCAGTCTCAAGACTCATCGGTCTTATGCTCCGTGCATGTTTTCAATAACGAGCTTCTGCAGTGCGATGACCGCCGCTGCATTGCTCACCGTAGCGCTCAACAGGCCGTCGCGGTCTGTGCTTTGGCGTTGTTCCACCGCTTTCATACGTTCGATCAGGTTGGCAATCTGCTCACCTGCGATCCGCTGGCGAGTGGCTTGATCATCCAGCCGGTCCTGCTGCTGCAAACCGCGCAGTTGCTCAGCGATCAACGCCGATGCCTGGGCCGCCAGCGGCGCCGCCAAGGTCAGGTTGAGCCCGGTCGCACCGCTGACGATGGTCACGCTGTTGGCCGGCAAGGCCGCCAGTGACAGGTCATAGGCGAGCAGTAGGTCGGTTCCTGAAGGCTTGTAGGCCAAGGCTTCGGTCGGGTGTGACCACACCGCCAGCAAGGTGCCGTCGCTGAGCAGGAAGCCGACTTCACGCACCCAGAAAGCACGATCGCCATCCGCTACCGCAGTGAGGTGAAGCTGGTTATTGCCCATGCGCTCACCACCGGAAATGGGGTATTTAGCGGTCTGCGCTTTCAGGCTTTTCTGCTCGGCATTCGGTGTGTAGCCCGACGTGCCCAGCACCACATGGCTGATTTCAGCCGCCAGGCCGGTGTTGTCCGCCCGCCAGATCGCGGCCAGGCCGGCCTTGGTAATGACAGGTTGCAAGGGGGTACTCATAGCACTGCCTCCATCGTGCCGCGCACGACGATACGGGCCCGCGCCGCGTTGGCGACCTGCAGACCCTGTTGCGCATTGATTGGAACGCCCATAGCCTCGGCCGATCGCCGAACCAGGGCACAGAAGTTGGCGGCGTTGGCCAGGCGCAGGCCGCCGTCAAAGCCGGCGCCCAGGCGAAACTGATAATGGCTGCGCTCGTTTTTCGCCGCATCGACCAGGGCGCGCAGCCGGGCATAGAGCTGTGGCGAAAGAATCGAGCCCTCGCCTGGGCGGTTATCGTTGGCCCAGGCGGTCAGCTCGAAGGTGTAGGGTGCGGCACCGGGAATCTGTTGCCACTCCCTGAATTGCGAATTGACCCGCACCGCCTTGAGCACCCGGCGCACCGCGCCTACCGTGCCCTTGGTCTTGTGCACCGGAATCGCCTCGTGAATCAGCTCACGTTGCTGCGCTTCGGATTCGGCCGCTTCCCAACCATCGACCTTTAGCGCCCAGGCAAGCCAGGGTAGAAAGTTGGGCGGGCAACGTGCCGAGTCGGCCACACCGTGGATGATCTGCGCATCGATGTTCAGGTCGCAGGCTGCCAATAAGGCTTGCTCAAACGCTGTCGAGTTGTGCGGAAGCAGGCTCATGTGACCACCTCGGTGCTCAAGGTGATGCGGCGACAACTTGGATAGTGACGTTTGTCGCTGATGACATCCGCAGTCGGCTGGGTAATTCGCACCCGCCGAACACCCGCGGTATGCAGCGCGGCGTAAATGGCCGAAATCGGCAACAGCCCCTGCAGTTGCCTGGCCTGGGCGATAGCGCCATCCAGCGCGGCCCGCACCTCGGCTTCGACCACCAGTGGATCCGGCCCGGCTTCCAGCTCCAGGGCCGCCACCACGCTGAACTCGGTCGGCTGGCCAAGCTGCACGCGCGGCCGGTCGGTCAGCGGGCGCACGTCCTCAGCCGAAAGCGCAGCCTCCACGGCGCCAACCAGCTCGTTGCCCGGCACCGAGCTGTCAATTCGAGGCAGAACAGCCAGCGCCACATCGCCCGGCAAGGGCTTGTCCAACCCGGCGTCATAGTCACACACCAGGACAATGGCGCCGGCCGGCAGTTGCGCCTGCAGCGCGGCACTGATCGCCACACCCTTGAAGGTTGGCGAATCCACCGACACGCTGGCGACATTGGCCGACGCGCTAAGCCCATGGAATTCGTAGGCGCCGCGACTGCCGGCTACCGATAAAGCTTCCAGCGACAAGCGGGTGCGGTAGCGCAACTCGCTATCGCCTTCCAGCACCGCCGCCACTGGGGGCACGGCATCGGGATCGGCAGGCGTAATCACCAGGCGCCGCACGCCATAGTCGGCCGCGCGATTGTCCAGGTCCGCGCCCTTGGCATAAGCCAGCAGGCTGGCCTTGGCCGCATCGTTGACCCGGGCCCGGCCGAGCAGCTTCTGATAGGCCGCCACTTCCAGCAGTTTGACCACCGGGTCGGACTCCAGCAGCGCGCTCCATTGATCGCCCATCTGCAGACGAAAATCCTCCAGCACTTGCTGATACAGCGTTTCGAACTCAAGGGTTTCCAGCACATCCGGCGCAGGTAACAAGGACAGGTCAATCATGCGATGACCTCCAGGCTGGTCGGTTGCGCAAGGTAGACCCCAGTCAACTGCAGCGTGATCTGCCCACCCACCACCGCCGTCACCCTGACCCGCTCCAGTTTCAGGCGCGGCTCCCACCGCCCCAGTGCGCGCGCCACCTCCGCCTGCACCGCGCTTTTCCAGCCTTCGTTGACCGGCAAATCGACGAAGCGGCGCAGCTTGCTGCCGTACTCCGGGCGCATGCGCCGGCTGCCGAGCGGTGTGCTGAGGATGTCCTCGATGGATTGGCGCAAATGTGCAATGCCGGATAACGGCTGGCCGCTCCGGCGATCCATGCCGATCATTGATGTTCTCCAGGCGTAAAAAAGCCCGCAGTGGGCGGGCTGGTTTTCAGTGTTTGTGATTGGCGGTGTTGCCGCCGGTGTCGATGATCTTGCCGCCGCCGAGGATGTCACCGGTTACCCGTAGGGGCCCGCTGATCTGCACCTCACCGGTCAGGCTGATGCTCGCGGCATTCGCAGTGATGGCCTGATCGGTCACCACTGCCGAACTGCTGCCAACCTTGATGCTGACGGTACCGCTGGGCAACTCGATGCTGTAACTGCGGGCCTGCCAGTCGTAGACCAGCGAGCCACCATCGTCGAAGCGCCAGACCTCGACATGCTCGCGGTTGTCCGGCTGATCGCCGGCATTGCCGTACAGGCCCGGCACAAAAGTACCTTGCGCCGGCTCGCCACTCGGGCTGATCAGCACCCCCTGTTCGTTGAGGCTGGGCGCACGCCAGTGGCGGGCCTTGCCGGCGGCCTGGCTGTGCCAGCGCAACCAGGCGCTGGTCCAACCGGCGCCGTCGGACACCCGCACTCGGGCGGCGGTAAGGTCAACGGCCACCACTCGACAGGGAATCACCAGACCGGCGAGCATACGGTCGTGCATGGCGCTGGCGTAGCTCATGGCATGTCCTCCGGCGATTGGTAATCCGCCTCAAAGCCCGGGCCGGTGTCGGGGCTGAAGGCAAAGGCCAGCGGGCCTGGTTCATTGGGCCATGGCCACTGCTCAGCCCCCAGGTACAGGACCTGCTCCCACTGCACCAGCCAACTGATCGGTGAAGGCGAGCCTGCTGGGGGTTGAACCACCGAAGCCAGGACATTTTTCGCGGCTTCGACAAAGTTCATTTGCCAGTACTGCTGGCGCAACAAAACCGTCAGTTGCGTTGCCAAAGTCGCCACCTGCAATGGCGCCTGCGCAACACTGGCATCGACCAGGATGCGCGCTTCGAAGGTTGCCAGGAGGCAACAGCGGCCATCGCCCGGATCAGCTCCGGGCTTGAGATTGGTCATGGCGTGGTACAGCGCCGGCAGCGCTGGGTTCTGATCCGCTGCGGTATAGGCGGCAACGGTTTCAAGCTGAGGCATGGCGGCCGTGATGGTCGCGGTGATGGCCTCGTGTAACGTCTGTAACTCGCTCACTGTCGGTCCTCCCGCTCACAATCGCCCGCCTGCCCCACTGCCGGTTGCTCCAGGCCCAAGCGCTTGGCCGCCCATCGCTCATACAGGCCTATGGCGACATCAGCACCGGCCATCGCCGTCAGGCAGCCAAACGCACTGGCCGTCCAGATCGACAACCCGCTGGCATACAGCAGCATCACGGTCGAAACACCACAGACCATGCAGGCTCCCGAGCGCAATACCAACCGCCGAAACAATGCCCAGCCATGCGCACCGGCCTTGTCGGCACGCCACATCTCACCGGACACTCCGCCCAGCAACGCCAGGACGACCACCAACCAGATCGGCATTTCCAGCAACGTCTGTTGTTCGTTTGTCACTGTCCTGTCTCCTTTTTGTTATCCCACATAGCCCCGAGGACCCGCAGGGTTGTTCTGATGTTCAAGCGCCGATCACTCGGCATTCCAAAAAGCCCGGCCTCCCCAGGCTTTTCAGTAATGCGTTGTCGAACCGCCCGCCACGACTGGTGCGCTGGGCGACTCCGCTTCAAATTGTTCCTCCGGCCGCGGCCACCTGCCCGCCGGATAACTGCTTCTGGTGCTTTACGCTGCACACCTGGGCCAGTTGCCAACCCTCTGAACAGTTCAGGCCTGTTCATCGCTGCCTTTGTCACTACCGGTGTCGACCGGCTTGAGACAAAGATTATGCATTGATGCATATGCAGTCAATGCATTTGTGGAAATATTTATGCATAGGAAAATGCACCTACGCATGTAAGCCTTGATCTGCCTGGGTTGGTGAGGTTTTCTGAAGGCGAAAAAAAACCCGCCGAAGCGGGTTTTCAGAAGGCACGGACTACTCAGCGCGCGTACATGCCCCACCAGAACACATGGCCGAGGATGCTGATCTGTTCTTCCTGCATCTGCTGGAAGCTGTAGTCTTCATCCGGGTGTTCGTCGCGGTTGAAGCTGCGCAGGCGAATGCCGGTAGGCAGGCGATAGAGCTGCTTAACCCGCAGCTGGCCATTGTGGTTGATGGCGTACAGGTCACCGTCGACGATGTCGCCAATGCCGCTCTTGCCGGCGTTGACGCCGACCGTGGCACCGTCACGCAGTACCGGCAACATGCTATTGCCGCGTACCGTCACGCACTTGGCCTGGTCGAACTGCACGCCATTGTGGCGCAGGCTGCGCTTGCCAAAACGCAGGCTGGCCTTCTCGCTTTCTTCGATGACGAATCTTCCTGATCCTGCTGCCAACTCGACCTCGCGAAGAAACGGAATGGACACCTCGTCGTCCTCGACGGGGGTGTCGTCATCCCACAGGCTGATGTCGCGCAACTCGGCGTGGCTGCGCGCGGGCGCGGCTTCGCGGCTTTCACCGAGCTCGACGCGACCGCGTAGCTGATCAGTGCTGACGCCGAAATATTCAGCAATCTTCGACACATGCTTATCGGACGGATCGACGATCTTCTCGCTGAGAATGCGCGACAGGGTGGATTGCGGCACGCCGGTACGCCGGTGCAGCTCCGTGGGGGAGAGACCGTGGCGATCGAGCAGTGCTCTGAGGACGGATGCTACGTTGCGTTTTTGCATAAAATGCATAATGCCGGGGACTTAAATAGAATGCAAACACCGTTATGCATGGATATGCACGGACAAATGGTCGCGCCCGCCCGTTTGCCCTCGGCAGCCCAGGCAAAATCCCTGTACCATTGCCCGCTTGCCTTTGGTCTACAACGACACTGCGAGCCAAGTTTTTGCAATGAGCGATCTTTCCGCACACACCCCGATTGTGCTGGGGTATTAACGAGAAAAGCGCCCAAGCCCCATACTTAAAGGGCTTGGGCGCTTCTTTGTGTCTACTGGCGGACCACCTAAATGGCATAGAGGGGCATAGAATGGCGCTCGGCTTGCCCCATTTTTGCCCCAGTGCATTAGCCCGCCAGAGGAGACACATAGAGGGAGCGATCACCAATCACAGAGAGACTCGAAAGGATCGCATGCCTCATCGTAAGATGAACCGTAGTGATTGACGATGAACTCACCGCATTGACGCCACGTTCATAGTCGGATAGATTTAACACATCGAAGCGACTGACCGGATGAGATCGAGCGCTTCCCAGCGGCGAAAGTCGTAACCGCGCAAGGCGGTTCGCAAGTGGTGTCCGGGTCTGCTGTACCAAACGAAAGAAGACGCGACGAGCGTCTTTTTTCGTTTCTGGATCAACGCTTTGTTGAAATGGGCTGCCGAAGAAAGACTTTACTGCACACCATCCAGAACCCCATTCGACCCAGCAACTTAGGCGCCCCCTCCGTTTCGTGGTACGCGCTCTCGATCATGATATCGAGATCCTGAGGCTTTTCAGTAGCAGCCCTATTCACACTCAAAAACAAGTGATATGGACCTGCCGGATCCTCGATTTTGACTGAGTAAGCCCAATTTCTGCGCGATGCTGTCTGCCACACCTTGCACTGAGGCTCGTTGAGCTTCGCCACGATGGCCGGCAGCCCCAATGAAAGCCGATATCGGATTTCACAAAACGTGCGAGGTCGACCGCCACTATCTTGGAGAATCGGTTGCCCCTCTGGGTGCTGATCAGCAACCCAGCCCATAGTGAAGCAATGATTCGAGAACGTGGCATGCACCCGCAACTCGCGCTTGGCCATCTCACTGAAAAAGCTAAAGCCAAATGGCTCCAAATGGTCAAAGTTGTACGTCTGATCGCCAATCGATAATGACGGGAAGTAGGTGGTCACGCCGGTCTCCGTATCCGAATTGCCATCATTCTACCCGAACTAAAATCAGGCGTTTTTGCATGTTTGCGTGACCGTCACGCTCATCCGGCATAGGCGAAACTCTCGGGCACGCCAGACGGGGGAGTACCCGTCCAGCTCGCCCCTTTATCACTTGGTGACTTCGCGCACGTAAGCCTGGCAGGCCTGAAGCGCAATCAACCCCCGGTCGCCTTCGTCGGTGATGGCGACAATTCGTTGAGCATGCGTTCGGTCAAGGTCGGCGCGTATGGCTCCATGAACCATGCCTCCGGTGCCGGCAGCTTCTCGCACCCCACTGTCACAACCCTGGGCGGCAACGGATCCGGCGTCGATAAGGACTGACAACCGCAAGTCAGCAGTAGCAAGCCTGTCACGCAGGCGAGCCTGAGTTTGTTGAGCATCACTCATCTCCTTCCAGACTGCCTTGGTCTGTTCCTGCAGCCGGTCTTCCAGGGCGCGACGGGCGTCCTGCTGTTCTGTCAATTGATCGAGTGCCGCTGCAGCGGCCTCCTCACGCTCGCGGCCGTGATCGCGGTCCTTCGCCGCCAACTGGCGGTCGTAGTCCGCCGCCTGGTCGGCAAGCTGCTTGCCATAGGTATTGCCCTGCCATTCCCAAGCCACCCAGGCTCCGGCGGCCGAACCCAGCAGCAGTGCCAGGCCAGCCAGACGCCAATCCAGCGCCATCACTGCAGCACCTCAAGTGCTTGCTTGTAGAGCGCCTGGCGATCTTCCAGACCATTCACGCCGCCGTTGATGCGCTTTGTGATAGCAACAAAATCACCTTTGTCTGCAAGGCTATTGAGTCCCGCACGCTGCCAGAACCAACCCGCCGACATCGCGGCATAGACCGGCTGCTCAAGCAGCTCAGGCGTGTTGAGCAATCGGCTGTCGCCGAACAGGGCTTCACTGCAAGCCTGGTAGTTGGCACGCCCGGTAACTTGAATCAGCCCACGGCCGCGATACTTCTGCCCGTCGCCGTCTGCCTCAGGCGTGTTGCCCAGGCGCTGGGCCAGCCTGCCGGTGTCGTACTTCGCCAGGTAGGCATCACCACCCAGCTCGCGGACGTAACGCAACTGGCCGGACTCGTGGCCAATCTGGGCGATGAACGCGGCCATGCGCAGGTGCGTGATGATCGAGTACTTGCCCATCGTGGCGTTGAGGCCGGGAACAAAAACGCCGGCTTGGCGGCCGGCGTTGGGAAGGATCTGAAGCAGCTGCTTTTCAGTGATTGCCATTACGAGATGTCCTTGAACAGGTTGATTTCAAAAGTCATGCCGGCCCATTGCCGGGAAAGGTCACCGCTGTAGTCCTCAATCCAGTCTTTCGGCTCGCCCTTGAAGCCAATTTGCATCACCACGGCGCGGGTCGCGGACCACTGCCAAACGCCATAGAAGCCGTAGTAGCGGCGACCGGTCTGCTTGTGAGTCGCCAGCAGGAATCGACAACCACCCTGCCCCGGGCGGTCCTCGACATTCTCGTCACCCCAGTAGCGGTAATCGCATTCCGTTATGGGGCAGCCGAGTAACGATGTGAAACGCATGTTGTTGGCCGGGTTACGCAAGGCCAACCACCAGAGCATCGAGAACCAGTGGTACGCGCCCAGGCCAAACGGCGCGTTCAGGTGCCACCAGCCGCGCTTATCACCCAGGGCGCCGTCACGGTCGTTTGACCAGAGCCAAGCCCAACGCGGTAGCTTGATCAGGCGCCAGTTGCCCGGCGCCTGGGTGAACGGTACCCACGGCCCACGTTGCTGGGTGAATGGCAGCGCCAAAGGCACCACCAACAGCCCTACAAGGACCAGCGCGACACGGACAGGGAAAAGCAGCAGCCACTGGGTGGCCGCCCGGAACAGGTGAATGAGCATGGAAACCTCGAATTACAGGAAAGAAAAGCCCCGACAGTGCGGGGCTTTATTGGGTGTGCTCAGCCTCTTGTGGCGGCGGCGCGGTAGCATCCTCGGGGCTGGCCGGCCAGTCGATCGACAAGGGGTAGTCGGGCTGCTGATCCAGGCGATTCAGGGCGACGCGGTAGCGCTTCCAGGCCAGTAGCATTTCCTGCTCATGCGCTGATGCCTCGCCGAGGTCTACCGCATCCTGCAGGGGCGCAATACGAGTCGAGGCGTAGGCCAACTTCTCTTCGCGCAAGGCCAGCCCCTTGGTACGGATACTCTCGTTCTGCGCGACGCTATCAAGCACCCAGGCGCCGCCGTCCCAATAGTGAAAGTTGCCCGGAAATTCCAGGTGGGTCAGTTCTGGCGGCAAGGCCCCCAGCGCTTGGTGCTGCTTGGGCTCACCGGTCGCAACGTCATAGACAGTGCCCCGGTTGTCCTCGACCAGGGCCCAGGCTTGGCGGGCCAGGTCACGCACAACGGCATGGCCTGGCACGGGCTCCGGCGGCGAATCGGTATAGGCATAGCCCGGAATCAACCAGTTCTCGGCATCGAGCGGGTCAGGATCTGCCAGCCCCCGGCCGATGTATTCCAGGGTTTGAGGGTGGGCGTTGTAGATAACAGGTGCGTTCATTTGAATTCTCGTCAGTATTTGATGCAAGCGAGCAGCGCAACGTTGCGCGGCCGCGATTCGGTGCCGCCCTCTGCTGAAACGGTGACTGGGTGGACGTGCTCGCCATCGACGCCGACAGTGCCGGTTACCGCGTGGGTATGTACGCCGTCGAGCGCGCCAGTAATCAATGTGCTTACGCCCGTGCTGCCAGAACTACGCCCCGCTAGCACTGCGGGCGCACCGTCTGCCCAGCCCCCGTAAACCGTTTGTGCGTGCGTGTGGCCGCCCGAGGCGGTGGCAAGACCGCTAAAGGGGTGTGAGTGCCCACCAGCTGCACCGGTTGCAGCGCCGTGGGTATGCCATGCGTTTTGACTAGCCTGTACCGATCCAAGCCCACGGCCCGGGTCAACCCCACGACCGTCATCAAAGCAGCGGATAAACTCTCCGCGCAGGTCTGGCACGTTGAATGTTGTGCTGCCATCACCTGCGCCGTAGGTAGTCCCGATCCGGGCAAACAGTGCTGCGAAGGTAGTACGACTGAGCAAGGCGCCATTGGCTTTGATAAAACCAGCCGGTGGGGTGCTTGAGGCGAAATACACGATAGCTCCGGTCGGAGTCCCACTATCAAGCCGCGTCCAGTCGGTCCACACCTCCCCGTAACAACTACGGGCATAGACCGAAATACCCTCGTTGTACTGGATAGCTAATTGAGAGCGGTTCGCGGCCGGGGCCATGTACCCGTAAAAAGTCGTGGTGATATGCCAGTAGACGTTAGGCGACGGGGTGTTGGCATGTTTAGTCAAGATGACCTGATTCACGGCCAAGTTGGGATCTTGATCAACCGGCCCCTGATTCATGCCACTGGCCGCCGTGAGTGCCGCAGCCAGCCCTGAAACATCCGTCATGGCATGGGTATGCGACGTCGCGGCCGCGCCCAGAGAAGAGCGAGCTTGGTTCATATCAGCGGAAGCAAGCAGGCCGCGCATGAACACCGACAGCGGCGCCATAGAAAACTGATCGACCCCGGTGCTGAAAATAATCTGGTTTGCTGCAGTGCTCAGCGCCGCCAGAGACAACAGGGTGTTATCCAACGGCTGCTTACTCGCCAGCGCGTTGGTCATCGTCGTGGCAAAATTCGGATCATTGCCCAACGCTGTAGCCAACTCGACCAACGTGTCGAGCGCACCCGGCGCGGCGCCGATCACGCCATTGATCAAGTTTTTAACCCAGGCGGTGTTAGCAATCTGGGTGCCATTCGCCGCCGCTTCAGCGGTCGGAGCTTTCGGCACACCGGTAAAGTTCGGGCTGTCGGTCGGCGCCTTGCTGGCCAATGCGGCATTGATCGCCTCAAGATCCGCGATAGTCAATGCTCGCGTCCACTTCATGGATTCAGCGACAGTTGAAGGCCTTGCGTACTCACCGAACCACACACGTTGGCCATACTCGAAAGCGATATAGCTGGTCATGTCCTCGCGAGAGGTGCAGGCAACAACGCCCATCAGCACGGCACCTGACCCAGGCGGCGCGTTTGGCGTTGGCACCCCCGGGGGCCCCACTGCCGCGCCAAAGCCTCGATAGATCCCGCTTGGTACGATTGCCTTGAAGTCAGCCAAAATCGGCGCATTCGTGGCAGCCAAGCCCACCTGGCCAATTTTCAAAGCATCGGTAATGCCCATGCCAGCAAGCGTGTCCGGGCTCGAAGCGCTCAATACACGACCATCATTGCCTACCTTGACCTTGGTGTACTCACCTGCAGCAACACCAGTGCGCCCCAGGGCCGGGGCAAAGTTCAGCGCCGTGGTTCCCAGCGTCGGCGGCACAAGGTTGGTCAACTGCCAGGAAGTACCGCCATTGGCCGTTCCGCTCTGCACAGGCACCAGGTGACCCGGGATGCATTCAACGCTTTCGTTGGCGTCCTGAGCCCGCACCCAGGCGCCGGCGTCGGCGGTGTAAATCCAGTTTTGCGCCGCGTTGGCTTGGTTCTTCACCAGCACCCGGTCCCCGGCCAGCACGCTCACGCCGTCAATGTTCTGCAGGCCACTCAGGGCAATAGGCCCCGTGGTCGCGCAACGCACCGAGCGCTTGGCATCGGTCGCAGTGATGGTCTGAATTGCCTTGAGCAACTGGCTCAAGTCGCCTTCAGTCGGCGTCATGCCGGCCGAGAGGATCACGTTCAGAATCTCTTCCGATACTGAGTTACCCCAACTGGCCGGGATCAGCGAACCAATCTGGCCGAGGGTTGGGTTTTCGTCCACAAACTTGCCGTCCACCAGGCCGACGCCGGGCGTACTCTTGGGGTAGTCCATCAGGGTTTATCCGTATTGAATGAATTCGAGGGTGTGCGCCGGCGCCGAACGCTTGATCACACATTCCAGGGCGCCGCTTGGGTTCATCCCGAAGCGTTGCCCCCAGTAGCTAGCGCCGAAGCGGCGCCCGAGGCGCAGGCGCGGCCCGGTTTCTAGGGTCCACATAAACTGGGCGGTCCACGTCCCGAAGTGCGCGGCGCCAAAGCGCGACCGGCCAAAGCGTGGTGCGCGGTGCTCGATTACCCGGGCTTGCGTGTAGCCCAGGCTGAACGCCAGCTCGACGAAGTACGCCGGCGATTGGCCGCCGACTTCGACCAGGCGCCGACGCACCGCCAGTTGTCGGTCATCAAAGGTCGGCGACTCGCCCAGGCAGGGGTCGGGCAGTTTCATGACCCGTTCCCAGTCCGGTACCAGCTCGCGCACGGTGTCCGGCTCGCTCTCGGTCAGCAGATCCGCCACCCGCAAATCCTCGCGGGCCAGCTCCTGGGCGGCGGCAGCCAACAACACGTCAACCTGCGGGTTAAGCTCACGGTCCCAGGCCGGGCCGGGGGGCAGTAGCGCGCGCAATTGCCCGTGGTAGTCCTCTGCCGTCCTTACAGCCACAGCACACCCCCATAGGTCAGCAGCTCATGGGCAGCGGCCAATACGTTGCCCACCGGCGCGGTCAGGGTGTGGTCCCGCTCGCCGGCGGCACCGCTGATTGCCTCGCCGATATGCGTGGCCAGCAGCTCGGCGCCCAACTCCGACTCGCGGTTGTGCAGATCGATCAATGCCGCCTCGACCGCCCGCCGCACCGCGCTGCTGTCGGGGGTGACCTTGAGCTGGTACTGCACCGGCTTTTCTGCCGGCGGCAGCACGTATACCTCAGCCGTGACCGGCCGTTCCTTCTCGATGTAGGCCGCCACCTTCGCGCAGGCCTCGGCATTGGGGATGATGTCGATATCGCCGTCACGCACGAAGAACACTCCCACCGTGCCCGGGCCCATCCAGCGGCGTACCACCCAGGCCCGTGTCACCCCGGCCACCTCAAGCGCCCAGGTGACGTAATCGTCCTTACTGCCGCCGTGCGGAATCACCTGATAGGAACGGATCACCCGGCCGCGCAGCGTCTCGATGCTCTCCTGTTCGGTACCGCCCTGCAGGCCAGGTTCCTCAACGGTGAAAACCTCATTGAGGCCAAGCACCGGACTGATAAGGCGCAGCGTGGCACCGGCCGAGGTGTTGCCCAGCAGTCCGGCTTCCAAGGCTTCCAGCTTGGCCACGCCCTGGGCGGCGGTCAGCTTGACCGTGGCCACCACCCGAAAGCGTGCGCCGTCGTCCCGCTGCAGCAGCGTGCCGGCATCGAGCAGCGCCGACACGGCACCGGTAAAGGTCGCGGTACCGCTGGCCGCTACTGCCGCCAGGCGGTCGCGTTTGAGCCGCGCGCGGGCCATGCGGCGCAGCGTGTCTTCATCGGCCGTGTCGGGCAGGATTTGCGCGGCGATGTACTCCTGATGCCCATAGCGGGCAAAGGAGGCGCCGCCCAGCACCCGGGCCAGCACCTCCGCATCGGAACGTAGCAACGCGCTGGAGCCCGCCAAGTCGGCCTGCGCCCGAGCGATCAGCCCGGGTAACGTTGGGGTTTCAAACGGCATTGATCACCTGCCAGAGATTGTCGAGTTTCAGGTCTATGGCGGTGCCGTCCTTCATCGACAGCACCACCAGCATGTTCAGCCGGTCGACCCCGCGCACGGTCGTTACGCTAACGCTCGTTACCCGCCCGTCCTCCAGCATCCAGGCCAGCGCCTCCCGGGCGAAGGCCACCGCGTCGCGCTCGGTGTCGGCGGTCAGCGTGCGCCGGCGCAACTGCCAGAGGCGCGAGCCAATGCGGTCATTGGCCAGGGTGGGGAAGCTGTCGCCCCACCAGCCATACCGCTGGCTGTCGTCTAAGCGGTCGTCAGCCTCGGCACGGCGCCAGGTCAAAAGGCTGATCACCGCCGCCCGGCGCCAGGCGCTTTCGCACGCGTCGTCATTGAGCAATGCCATATCAGCTCTCCGGTACCGGCTTTTTGTCCGAGCCTTCGTGAACGTGCAGGGACGTGCTCACGCCGGCGGCAATCTGGTCGCCGGCCGATTCGATGCGGCCCGTGGTGCGAATGACCGGCGTGTCGAACTCAACCGCCGTTTCCGCCTTGACCTTGAGGGTCAGCGTGCTGACCTCGATCACGCGGTCACGCTTGAAGTGCAGGTAGTCGCCTTCGTCGGTGTACAACGCCACCTCGCCGCTTTTGAGCCCCTGCAGACGAAAGCGCCGGTCGGACACACAAATCACCACCCCATGCGAGCGGTCGCCGTTGAGGAAGGCCGCCAGGCCTTCCGCGCCGGGGTGCGGGTTTGAAGTCAGGCCGTAGGGCTCGAAGTGCTCCATGCCGTCTTTCACTTCATCAGCAGTCAGCCGCATTTGCAGGCCCTGCAGCTTGCTGCCAGCGTTCACCAGCGACAGCACGCCCCGGGCCAGGAAGTTTTTAAATCCACTCATGTGCCAGGCTTCCAGTCAGCGGGGATGAGGTATTCGAAGTTGTCCGCCTTGCCGCCCTTCTTGAGCTTGCGGGCCTTGTGCGGGTCTTTCGGCTCGGGGTCGAAGGCATCCGGCGGGCCTACGGTGATGTTGGCCACCGTGCCGTTCTCGTCCAGGCTGTATTCGATTTCGCTGATCAGCATGTCGCGGTCGATGCCGATCAGGCCATCGACCACCCGCACGACCATGTTGGGCAGCCATAGCGCGCCGTTGGACTGCCGCCACCCCTGCACCTTGTATTGCAGGGTCAGCGCCTTGCCCATGCGGTTACCGCGCTCCCAGTTGGCCCGCGCCTCGGCGAGCGTCGGCGTCATCTGGCCACTTTCGTGGATCAGCAGCACCCGCTTACGCGTGGCGCGCGGATCAGTGACCGACGCCCGCACCTCCGAGGCCTTTTCGCCGAATTCCTCATCGGTGCCCGAGCGCTGGCCGGTCACCCGGTATTCAGAAAACACCCCGGAAAAGTCCAAGGCGGCCGAGCCAGTCAGGATGTTTTGCCCCAGCTCCAGGCGGTCAACCGCACGGCCGGCGCTCCCCGGCCGGATGATCACCAATCGGCCGCGGGCATCGTCGGTCGAGAGCAGCCGGGAAAGCGTCAACAGGCGGTCAATCGACTCGAACACCGTTTCTCCCGGCTCGATGCTGTGATCGGCCAACTTCGTGGTTTCGGCCGCTTGGCTCAGCACCTGCACCCCGTAAGGTTCGGCCAGGGCTTGGACGATCTTTTGCACGCTCTGCCCGCGCCATTGCCCGGGTTTGTTGATCGCCGAGCAGTCGACCAGATCAGACGTAACCGAGCGGCCGGCAATGGCCCGATTGACCGACTTGCTGTCGTAGCTGACCGGTGTGCTGTAAATCCAGCCCGATAGCACCAGGTCATCACCAATGCGCACTTGGCAGTAGTCGCCCTGGCGCACCGGTATTTCGGTGTCCTGGCCGGGCCAGCGCCAGGTAACGTCGAGCTTGAAGTCTCTGCTCTGCCGCTCGATCCCGGCGCTGATGCTGACTTTCGTCCAGCCGCGATAATCCAGGCCGTTCACGCTCAGCGTGACAGCGTTCAAGTTGTCCATGGGTTTATTCCTGGGCGACGGTCAACACACCCGGCGGCAGAAAGCCCGGGTGTACGGCCTTGTTACGCGTAACGATTTCGCCGGCGCGCGTCGCGTCGCCGAAACACTGATAAGCCAGCACCAACGCCGGCAAACTTTCCTGCGTCGTCACCTCGGTCAGGCGAACGCCCGAGCGGGCCACCTCGGTCAGGTGCCCGGTAACGTGCTTGCGCACGGCTTCCAGCACCTCAAAGTGATCATGCGATGCGGTCTGCGCCGCCTCCCACAGCGCGGCACCGATGGCATCACGAATCAGCACCACCTCATCGGCCGCCGGCACCTCCGAGCGCTGGATCGGCGCCGCCACCTGCTGGGCCAGCGACGGGCTACCCGGCAGCGGCGCCGGCGCAGCGGTCACCGGCATAACCGCCGCCGTGCGCGCGGCCAGCACAAGCAAGGCATCACGCACCAGCTCGCGGGCCGCCTTGACGACTGCGACCGTAGCCGCGCCGCCGGCGGTGTTGCTGATCGATTTGTCGGTAGCAGCCTCGGCGGCCAGCGCCCGGGCCGTTTCGACCTGGCCGGTGATATCCCGGGTTGCCGTCACGAAAGTGGTAAAGACCGGCTCAACCTCTGCCAGGCCGGCGACCGTGCGGGCAAACTCCGGGTCGGCCTCGAGGTCGGCCGCCGCGTTGCCGCCGCCGCCCCCTCCACTGCCGCCGCTCGATCCGCCACCGCCGCTACCCGTGCCGCCACTGCCGCCGGCACCACCCGACGAACCGCCGGCACTGCCCGAGCCGCCCGACGACGGCGCCCAGCGGTAGCCCGAGGAACGCGAATGGCCGCCGATATCGGCAAACTGCGCCCGGATCATCGCGGCGAAGTTGCCCGGGGCATTGATCAGCATGTCAGCCAGCGCCTCGACGGAACCGACCAGGGCGACCAACTGGCCGAATTCCTGATAGATCGCCATCTGTATGCCGGCAATGCCGTTTTGCAGGGCCACCACCGCCAGTCGCGCCCGATTCACCACCGACATTGCTGCCTTGTATCGGCTGATCGCTGACTCAAGCAGGCTTTCCGATGATTCCTCAAGCTGCCGTGCAGTGTTCGGCACACCGACCGGGAAACCCTTCTCCCCGGCTTCGATGAACACCAGGTCAAAGCGCGCCATGCCCCCTTCGCGCCGCTCGTGGGTGACCTCGCAATCCCCCGCTGTTACGTTCATGCGCCCGAACCAGGGATGCACCAGCTCCCCCGGGCCCGGCTCATCCAGCGCTTTCAGAAGGTCGTCACGCTTTACCAGGTAGTCATCACCAATGACAAAGGCAGTTAGCTTGGTCGTCCGCGTGCGCCGGCCCATATCCTCGACTAGCGGCTTGTCCCGCTGGGGATATTCATGCAGCTGCGTGCGCCGACCGACCGGCATGGCGTCGCTGTCCACATGAAACGGCACCCCGCGAAAGGAGGCCGGGTGCAGCTCATCCCGCCAGGTTCTTTCCATTGTCACCCCCTCAACGAGCGGTAGCCGACTTGCGGGGTTACCGTCAGGCCGGGTTGATTGGTTTGAGGCTGGTCCACGCGCATACCCGCCGGGGCGTTCTCAAAGCGCACCAGCATGGAGCCTTCCAGATTGGTTTTCTGCGTGGCCGCCGCCTGCTGCACCAACGACCCGCGCGCGGCTGGCAAACTGGCCGCTGCCGCTAACTGCCCCGCCGATGCACCCGAGCGTGGCGGCTGGGCCAACTGCTGGGCCGCCTGGGCGGCTTTGAGCATGTCCGCCGGGGTCACCCCCTTGGGTTGCTCAAGCTGCGGCACCTTCGGCATCGCTGGCAGCGGCGCCGGTGCAGGGTGTTGCGCCAGTTCCCGGGCCTTGGTTGGCACCACCTGCAGCACCGGGCTCGGCACTTTGGGCGGGGCCACCTGCAGCACTGGGGCCGGAACCTTGGGCGCCTCAGCCTTGAGCACCTGGGCAGCGCCCGGCCGCTGTTCGGCTTCCGGCAGCATGTCCTGCGGGCCCACCTTGGGCACCAGGGCAAGCCTGGGCGGCGCCGGTGCCGGCACTGCAGCAGCGGCGACCGCCGGCGGCGTTGGCGGTACCGGCGGTACCGGCGGTGCCGGCGGCCATTTGGCGGCATCTGGAAGCGCTGTAGCGGCAGCTGTCGATGCCGGCAGCTGTTGCGGTACCGGTTGCGGCTTCAGCAACGGCAGCGGTGCTGCAGGCGCCTCAGCCCCCGGCGCACGCAACAAGTTGGCCGTACTGGTAGCCGCCGGCATCAACTCCGGCGCCTGTGCCATCGGCTTGACCAACTGCCCCGGCGCCGGGTGATTGGCCTCATTACGGGCCTTCTGCTGCTCCGTCCAGGCGTTGACCTTATCCGTCGCGGCGCTGATCACCCCGCCGCCGTCTGTTTCGATGCCCAGGAACTTCATCATCGGTTCAATGACTGGGCGCAACTTCTCCCACAGGCTGCGGAAAAAGCCCGTAATCGGTTCCCAGTGCTTGACGATGATGCCCAGCGGCGACCAGTCAAAGACCGCCCTCAGGAAGTCGAAGAACGGCACCGAGAAGGCTTTGACCAGGCCCCACAGGGCGCCGAAGAACTCGCTGATAGGCCCCCAATTGGCAATGATCTGCCCCAGCGGTGTCCAGGCAAAGGCCGTTTTCATCCAGCCCCATACGACCATCGCCGGCCCCTGAATCCGCGACCAAATGGCCTCGAAGTACGGCGCCAAGATCGCCCAGTTGGCAATCACCAGGCCGGCGGCCAGGGCGATGCCACGCACCACCAGACCAATCGGGCTCATGCTGGCAACGCCATTCATCACCGTCAGCGCAGCGGTTGCCGCTGCCGTGGCCAAGCGCAGCACGGTAAAGCCCGCAGCCGCGCCGATAATGCCTTTGATCAGCCACGGGTTGGCCCCGGCAAGCTCGGTCACCTGGCCGATGATCGGCCCCACGGTGGCCATGAACTCGTTAAACGGCGGCAGCAGCACACTGCCAACCGTGATGCCCAACCGGGTCACACGGTTCTGCAGGAGTTGCATGGCGTTTTGCGTGGTCGCCGCGCGGGCCGTGTATTCCGCCTGCATCGACCCGGCGTATTCGCTTTCATCGCCGACAGACTTAAAGTTCTTCTGCAGCGTGTTCAAGCTGGTCAGCAGCGGCGCAATAGCCCCTACCGATTCCTTGCCGAACAGGTTGGTAAGCACGGCCGCTTGCTTGCTTTTCTCAACCTTGGCCAGCGTCTGCAGCACGCGGTTAATCGTGCCCTCGCTGTCGGTCTGCATGCCCTTGGAGATTTCCTTCGCATCCAGGCGCAACGACTTGTAGGCCTGGGCCTGCGATTTAGTCGCGGCAGTGCCTGCAGTGAGCGTTAGCATGAAGTTCTTGATGCCGGTGGCGGCCACGTCCTGGGCGATACCCACACCGGCCAGGGTCGAGCCCATCGCCGCCAACTGCGCAGCGCTGACCCCGGCGACCTCACCCAGCGGACCAATGGCCGTCAGGATCGCCGAGATTTGCCCCGTGCTGGCCGCGCCGGTGTTGCCCAGGTAGTTAATCTGGTCGGCCAGGGTGACGACCTCGGCCTGATTCATTTTGAAGGCCGTCCGCCACTTGGCCATCATGCTGCCCGACTGCTCGGCCGTCTGGTCGAACGCGACGCCCATTTTCACCGCGTCTTCAGCAAACTGATTCAGTTCTTCCCGGGCAATGCCCGACTGGCCGCCGGCGGCGACAATCTGCGCGATGCCCTCGGCCGCCATCGGCAGGCGTTCAGACAGGCCCAGCACGTCGTCACTCATCGCCTTGAACTGCTCGGGCGATTCGAAGTTAACCACCTTCTTCACGTCCGCCATGGCGCTTTCAAAGCCCATGGCAGCCTGCACCCCCATGACAAACGGGGCCGCGATGGCCCCGCCCTGGATCGCATCCATGAAGGTGATCTTGCCAAGGCCCGAGCTGTTCAACTGCTTGCGCAAGTTGGCCGCGTTCTTGCGAACCCCGCTCAGCACCGGCGACAGCTTATCGACGCCGGTAATAAGCGCTTTGAGCTGGAACTTATCCGCCATTGACGCCCCCTACTAACGCCAGAATTCGCCTGGCGTTTTCTTCACTCTCGAACAACACGTCGAGCGGCCAGGCCGTGACCTCACCCGGGCTGACTTTCCAGTACCAGGCCAGGTCGTAGGCCAGTTCGATCAGTCCGTCGATTGAGCTGAAACGGGGGCCATGAAAAAACCAATGACCATCCACGCCAGGGTGTTGAGGTCGGGCAGGTCCAACTGGTTAACCGAGCTGGGCGGGATGCCGGCACAGACGGCGATGTACTTCGCCGCAGTTTCGACTTCTGCAATGGGGTAGCCGCTTTCACCCATGGTGTACGGCAGCAATTTGATGGCTCGAACCTCCTGCACCGTCGGGCGGCGTAGGGTCAGCTCTTTAAGCTCTTCGGCGTGGGCTTGGATCGGGGTTTTCAGGGTGTGGGTTACGGTGCTCATTACTGCCAGTCTCCTGCAATGCCTTCAAACTTCAGCGCGACTTTTGCGTCGTCGCCGGTCACTTTCGATTCATCGACCTGATACGCGCCGCTCAGCACGTAGCTGCTACCGTCGGCCAACTCGGCGGTAATGGTCATGTTGGTACCGTTGGCCAACTTGGCCCGGGGGAAGTTGCGCGTCTTTACCGCATCGACGCTGATGTACGGCACCAGGTCTTCTTCCTTGTAGTGGCCCCGCACAATGGTTTCGCGCTTGACGTCGGACAGCGGGCATTCCACGCCGCCGGTGATCGTGAGCTGTTCGCCGTCGACCTTGATGTAACAGGTACCCGCGACTTTCTGACCCATGAAAGGATCTCCCATAAAAAAGCCCGCACGCGGCGGGCTGGAGTTGAACGAAAAGGGTTACACCGCTTCGGGGTACTGCAGGCGGAACTGGTACGCCAGGGCGAACACCCGCAGCTGATTGACCAGATCCGGCGGGAACAGAACGCTGACACGGTTGGGGTTGCGCGGGTCGCGCTCGACCACCAGGTACTCTTTGAACAGCTCGCTGTTCTCGACAATGCCGTCGCGCTCGAGCGCGCCATAGGCGGCGATCAGTTCGCCCCGGATCACAATCGGCGTGACGATTGCCTGGCCAGCACCGAAGCGGGTGCCGTCGTTGGCCAATTTGCTGCGCCCATACTTGCTGGTAATGATCCCGCGCAGGTAGCGGATAACGTGCGCCGACTGGTGCAGCGTCTCGCTGTCGAGGTAGGAGTCATCCGGCTGGCCCAGGTCGTTTCGCTGGTAAGTCGTAACGGCACGCTCGATGCGATAGTTACCGCCGGTGTAACAGGCCGTGGCAATGCCGCTGGTCAGCAGCGATTGCCGCTCGGTCAGCATGAAGCGCTCACTCGACGGCGCCGGCTCGATGCCTGCCAACGCGCCGGTTTGCGTCGGTCGCGCGGGATCGGCGCTGATGAACACGGCAGTACGCGCGGCCCACTGCGCCGCGATTTCCCAGACCGGCTGGGGCACACCCTTTTCACAACCATGGATGCTCACGTGCGGGTCATTGCGCAGGTGCCCCGCCGCCACCAGCTGGCCCAACGTGCCGCGCTTGGCGGTGTAAACGTGGCCATACAGCTGCTTTGCCCAAGACCAGCGCCCGGCGCTGTCATCCATGGCGACTTTCCAGGCATCGAGCGTCGCGGTGTCGGTCCAGGGCTGACAAATGAACTCGAATTCCTCGTCACCCAGGGCCGCCAGGGCCTCGGCGATGTCCGGCGTTCCGGCGCCGCCGGTCATGGCAGTGATGGTCAACACCAGGCCGGCCGGGGTTACCTCGCCGTTGACCCGGCCCAGGCGATTGAGCTGCAGCTGAATATCATTGCCCAGCTCGCCCGAGAACTTGGCCACCAGCTTCACCGCCGTGGCCTCTGCCGTGGCCTTCACCGACATGTCAGGCGCCGCGTTGATGCCCTCCGCCAAGGCGGCGGCCACCACGTCAGCGGTAGCGCCGGCAACAACTGGGACGCGCACGCGCTGCCCGGCAATGTACAGATTGACCAGACCGGCCACAGTAACCGTGCCAGTAACGGTAACGTCGGCTTTCGCCGGCGTACCGACTGCCTTGAGCGGCAAACACCAGACCTCGCCGGCCGAGTCAATGGCGCGGTGCTGTTTGTGCATGGCGGCCAGCATCGAGCCGTCACCCGCGATAGCGCGGGCCTCGGCGGTGCGGGCCACCAGCACTAGGCTACCGATCTCGGGACTGTCGGCGTCGTCATTGACCTGGCCGACCAGCAGCCGGCGCAGGGTCGAGGCGCCGCTATTGGCCTGCGAGTTGTCGACCTCGGCATAAAACAATGGCACGCGAATATCGGCCGGAATAGTGCTGAAACCTACGCTCATTGCGCCTTACTCCCTCGGGCTGACTTAGATTGAGTGATGGGCTCAGGCGCCGCCACAGGTTCGGGCTCTACGGCCGGGCTTTCCGTCGGCGCAGCTTCGACGCGCACTACGTCGCCGTCGCTGATACGGCGCTGCCAGTACGCGTCGTGGGGCACCTTGTCGCCCGCCTCAGGCAGCAGCTGGCCGCCCTTTTCCGGCATGGGGCAGAGTCGCCCCGGCGCCGGTTTCACGTTGATCAGGTTCATGGATTCAAGTCCTCTCGGGTTTCAAGTTCGACCCGCCCGTCAGGCCCGCCGAGGGCCGCGTTCGGATCTCTCAGGGGGTCGATAAAGTCGTATCGCGTATCGATACCTTCCAGCGGAGGCAGACCGTCAAGCTCGCGCTCGTGCCACGTCTCAGCCGGATCGCCATCGCGACTTCGGCCCAACTGGAACTCAGCGCTGAAGCTGTAGCGGTAGATCACCCGAGCGCGGTTGATGAAGATCAGCGCACCCCCGCCATAGGTGATGGCGTCGTACTCGCTGCCAGGTTTCCACCCCACCAGTGCCCGCCAGATTTCCGCACGCAGTTCGTGCAGATCCTGCGCGGCCTCCTGGCCACGTTCATCGCTGGTGTCCAACACAACAACCACGTCGAATCCATCTGAAATAACCTGTCGGACACCGGTCTGCAGGTCATTGGGTTCTGCCTGATCGTCGGAAGCGATCACATAGGCCGATGGGTGCTGCAGCTTGGAACTGCTCGCGACTGCATCCCAGTCGATACCTGCCGCAATCCGTGTGGAAAACGTCGGGCAGTAGGCGCGCAAATGCGCGACGATCACATTTAGTCTCATCGTGGTTTCCGGTTTGGAGGTCAGTTCAAGGCGGCCGCAAATGCAGCTGATAGCAGCGCCTGCACCGATGATCTGGAGTCCTGCAAGGCATCAGCCATGTAGTTGTCGCGGGGGGTAATACGCCACCCAGCAGCGGCACGGGCAGCAAGAGCCAGCGCCCTATCGCCCTTGGCTCGGCGGTTCGATTTGCCTTTACCCATGCCTGGTGCAAGCTTTCCGGGGCGATTTCCTTTTTTGACCCCGTAATGCAGGTAGGCCGGATAGAACTCCTTCATGGAGCTGGTCTTGCGCGGAGCGATTCGCACTAGAAAGCCGGCCCGCGACACCTTGAAGTTGATCGATTCAAGGGTAGCGCCCGTGCGGTTGACCGGATAGCCGTCCTGGCCTTTACCAAGCGCTAGGTTCATCTGCGCTCGTTGCGTGACCAGGCGGCCGGCTTTACGCATCGCTGCGCGGATCTTGGATTTGTCGAAGGCGTCACGCTCGAAACTGTCAAAGCCTTCAAAGTGCACATAGCCTTCGATCGAAGAACTGCTAGCCATAAACGCCCCCTCCAGCGGTCACCCCGCCGATCATCTCCACTTCCAACACCGTGAAACGATGGGCTCCGTTCAGATCAGCCACACGACGCACCCTGTAAATCTTGGCACCGTGCACTACCTCATGATTCTCTGAGATACCGTCCAGAAAGCGAAAGGTAACGCGGTGAGTGACCTTGGCATCCAGCTGAACACCAGCAGCGTACGCAGCGGTACCAACAGGTAAAATGGATGCCCAGCGCCAAACCTCGCCAGTGAAAGCCGAGTCCAAGCCGAAGTCTTTGGCCGGCTTATCGGTGCGTTGCCGAATCATGATTCGCCGGTTCAATTCGCCCGTTGCGGGTTCCCTGAGAGCCATGGCTAAAATCTCGGCGGGACAGTAATGTCCGCTATCAGGTGGTCGATAAAGCTCGACGGCAACTCGGTCAGCGACTGGCCAACGACCATCAACCCACGATGAGTAAAGGCCGTTTCGGCTGCCATCAGCAGCCAGCTCAAAACACCCGGGTGGGCCTTCAAGTCAACCCCGGCGCGATAGCGGATACGCAACCGACCGTCAGGTCGTCCGGCGGGGAAGATCAGATAGCTCTCCTTCCCTCCTTGGCGGACCTCTACCCTCCCTTCAAATGCCTTCTCCTGCCCGGCATCGCTGACGGCCAGCACCGATTCAACAGCAACCACCTGGCCAACATCCAGCGAATGCCCCGATGGATACGACGCTGGCCAATCCTCCTCATAAACCGCTTCACGAATGGCCGCCCCGGTCCTCGACTCAGCCTGCGCGGTAACCCCGGGGATAATGATCAGGTCGATCAGTTCGGGCTGCAGGTCCTCTGGCTCGGCCCTGCACTGAAAGGCCACCTGCTCCAGCGTTAGCACGGGCGCCCCCGTGTAGGCGATGCGGCGAGCCATGATCAGGGCTTGTCTTCATCGTCTTCGGGATCGGTGTTGTCCGACCCTTCATTCGGTGGCGGCTCCGTTGATGGGCCGGGCTGGGCGGGGCCTTTCGCTGCCGGCGCCGACTTGCCCTTGCCGCCGCCGGGCTTGCCAGTTTTCTTGCCCTCATACAGCTCTGCACGCCCGCCATCGATCAGCGACTGGGCTACGTCTTCCTCGAAACCCGCTACCTCGCCCTTGCCGTAGCCACGCCAGGAGCCGGTGAAAGTAATAATTACCTTTGCCATAAACATTCCATCCAGTTGAGCGGCCCCGGCTCATCCGGGGCCAGGGGTTACATGCCAGCGCCCCACTTCACAGCGACCGCCACCACGATGCTCTCGACGTGGCGCGGGCCGAAGTCGTGCTTCGCGATCACACGTAGCAAGGTCTGGTCACGCTGGAAGGCACTGACCATCTCGCCCTGGGCATCCTTGTAGGAAGCCTCGTTGCTGAAGCTCAGGGTTAGATCCATGTCTTCGCCGATCATGCAGTCCGCGAAGTTGACGAAATAGATCTCGGTTTCGTTGCCATCGGCGCCGAGGTTCACCGGGATCTGGTTGCTGAGGCCAACCGGATAACCCTTGAGCATGCCGGCATCGATTTCCGGGTAAGCCTTGTTGCCGTTGCCGTCGCGCAGCGCCTGCAACCAACGCAACACACGCGGCGCCATCAGCCAGCCGCACGACTTCATCATCACGTTCGCCGTTTCCAGGCGCAGCATCATCCCGCCCAGGAACAAATCGATTTTTTCCAGCGTGAGGCCATCCACCACAGGCGCGGTCAGGATGTTGAAGGGCAGCGCCCAGTGACGCATACCCTTGGGCAGCGAGCCGGTGCCGTCAGCACGGATGAAGTGCAGATCCTCCGACAGGCCCATGCTCACCGTCAGATCACTGAGCACCAGGCCATCGACGCGAGGGTTAACCCCGCTCATCGCCAGCAAATCGTTGGAGATCGGCACGATGGCGGCAGCCTTTTTCGCCGACAGCTTGGTGTCAGCGAACGTCATACCGGTGATCGGGATATCTGTATCGCTACCGATGTACGTCACCACGGTGTTGCCGGTAATACGTGGCTGGGTCAGGTTGCCGTTGTTCAGCGGCAGGCTGGTAACCCCCATTTTGCGAACAATGGATACCGGGCGAAGCGATTCAATGACTTCGGCTGCGAAGTTCTGCGGCACCAGCACACCGCCCGCACCTGGGGTTACGACGCTCAATGCCATGTGGACATCAGCCGGGAAACCGCCGTCCTTCGCCATCTGGGCGGCCGTCTGCTGGTTCCCCTGGGCAGAGGCCAGCAAGCGCGCCATCTGCGCCATACCAGTGCCAGGCTTGGCCTTTTCGCTGAATGGGCCGGAAATACTTCCGTTCGGCGGGCTAGTAGCGCCCTGCGCCGACTCGTTCACCGGCACAGCGCTCGCGGCCGCCAAGCGCTCCGCCGATTCGGCGCGGCTGATTTTGGCGGTCAGGTCATTGATCTGCGATTCCAGACTAGTGAACTGCTGCAGCTGCTCGGCACTCAAGCTACCGCCGCCGGCCTCAATCTTGGCCAGAGCTTGCACCTGGGTCACCAGGCCTGCGCGCTCGTTACGCATTTGAAGTACAAGGGACATGCTGCCTCCTGGGCATAAAAAAACCCGCACTAAGCGGGTCTGGATTCAGTTAATACGGTTGGTAGGGTCAGACGTACGATTGCATCGCCAACGCCGCTGCACGCACGCTGATGCGGCTCGACTGGCGCGTTGCTCGGTTCTGCGCAACGGCACGCGACAGCTCATCGACGGTGTGCTGAGGGATCTGCATGCGGTCAGCCAAGCCCGCATTGATTGCATTCTGGCCGCGATATAGCCCTGCCTCAGTAGCGATCACCTTGGCGACCGGCAAGCCGCGATACTCAGCCACAGCGCTCACAAACATCTGATAGCTCTCCTGCACCAGCTCGTTGAGAAAAGCCAACGACTGCTCCGTGATCGGCTCATGTGGGGACAGGTCGTTTTTGTGCGCCCCGGCAAATACCGTGGTCACCTTGACGCCCATCCCCTCTTCCATTTTCGAGCGGTCCATGTGACTCGCGATCACTCCGATGGAGCCAACGCCGCTAGTCCGACTTACAACCAACTCGCTGCAGGCAGACCCGATCAGATAACCGCCGCTGTACGCCATGTAATTGACCAGGCCGGTGATAGGCTTTTGAGCGGTCATTGCACGGATATCTTCGGCCAGCTCGAAGGCGCCAACAGCGGAACCGCCCGGGCTGTCGATATCCAACACAATGTGCTCGACCATCGGATCACCCACGGCGCGCTGCAGCTGGGAGCGCAGGCCCTCATAGCTGGTCATCGTCTCGCAGGCATTCAGGTGGCTGCCTCGACTGACCAACACACCGCTTACTGGAATGACCTCGATCCCGGTCTGTGCAATGGCACTACGCCGTTGTTCGTCGGCGTACGCTACGCGGTCGATGGGATCGTCATCCTTCCAGATCTGGGCCGAGCTGCCCCCGATGTTGACGATGTTGAGGCTCATGGTCTGGTTGGCCCAGCGCACGCCCAGGTCGAGCATGTCCGGTGTGACCAGCAGAGGTTGATTGAATAGCAGGCTGGATGCCCGCAGATGGCGCTTACTCATTGGGCAAGAATCCTCCCGATCTCGGCGTGCTGCATTTCCAGCTGAGCACGCACTGCAGGGTTGTTTAAGTCGGGCTGCTTGCCAGCGTCGACCATGTTGAGGGGCTGCAGGTAGATATCGCCGCCTTGCACAGGCGGCATGTTCTCCAGGCGCCGGATGTCGTTTACGCTCAGCCACCCCCACTGGCGGCCAATGGCGTAGGCCTCATAGCGGCTTTTCTGGTCGCCGCGCAGCAGGCCGGCCAGGTTGAACTCGATGAAGTAATCTCGCCGATCCTTCGGCAACAGGAAGTCGCGCATCATCGACTGTTCATGGCGCTTCACCCAGGGCAGCAGGGCGAACACCACGAACTGAATCATCAGCTGCTCCAGGGTGTTGTAGTTCGACTTCTCCAGATCGTTCACCATCGGCAGCGGGATCTTGTAGATCCGTGCGATGTCCAGTCCGGTCAGCTTCATGATTCCGACAATCTCGGCATCGACGTTGGTCATAGACACAGGCTTGAAGGTCATGCCCTCCTGCAAGAGCGCGACCTTCTTGGCATTGTCCATGCCTCCGAACTTCTGCCCCCACTGATCAACGATCTTGTCGATGATCCCCTGGTCTTTGATCGCGGGTGCCTCGCGGGGGCGCTCGATCACGCCGGACACGGCTACGCCATTGGCGAAACTTTTGCCGGTGTATTGGCGGACAGCCTGGGTCAATCCAATTGCATCCGCGTGCAACTCAATGGGCGAAAGCCCGACGTAGGGGTTCGTGCCGAACCAGCGCACGTGATGCACCATCCGCATCGGTACCGCCTCACCTACGCCAATCCGGTAGTACGGCAGCAGGTCAGCGCCCTTGAGCACCTGCACTTGTTCATTCTTGAGCGCCCAAAGGGCGGTGACGTTGCCGTCCTCCCGACGGTCGATGAAGCTGAAGGCGTTACCCCGCAGCCCCGCCGCGCCCTGGTGTCGCTCCATGTACTCACAAGGTGTCTGGAATGGGTTGGGCTGGTAGCGCAGCACGTCGTACAAGGGGTGATTGATCGCCGGGTCACGCTGCCCATTGGCCTTGCGCTGATACATCTCAAGCGGCAGCTGCGCCACCGTCTCAGCCAGCAAGGTCACGCAGTTCTGCAGGATAGGCAGGGCAAGCGCTGTGTCTGGCGTTACGGTCACGCCTGCAGAGCTTCGACCACGCCCGAGGAGGCCGCGCCAGAACCCATGATCCGGGTTGGTCAACGTAGCAGCACCGGTGTCACGCAAGCTGGAAAAGAACATGGTCAGCCCCCTCCTCCAGCCACCTGGCGCGCCGCCAGGCGCGCTGCCGCTTGGTCAGCCAGCCTTGACCAGGCCAACAGCCCGGTTCCGGCGACGATAAAAGCGGCTGGCTGACACACCATCCAGACGCCCCCAACCAGCAGGGCAAACCCCAGAAGGCCTGCCAACCAGGACAAAATCTGCAATTTCATATACCTACCCCTTCGTCGTAAACCGACGTGCCTGATGCCTCGGAAATGTCACCACTGATGCCAACCGCCATCACGGCAGCAACAATGCCGTCGATGCGGCCCGTGGCTTTGGATTTGTCGACCTTCCGGTTGTTGGCCGGATCGAACACGATCACCGCGTTGCCCGCGTTCCAGGTCATCACCGGGTTGTCATCGTGCAGGAGCGTTTCGACCACCTCGTTGGATGTGTCGACCTCAGACACAACCTCATAGTCCTCCGGGTCCAGCTCAATCACCGCCGACGGCTCCACTTTGCGACCCAACAAACGCCGCTCGAACTCATCGACGGCCGGCCCCATGTCCTTGAAGCCCTGGCCGAAAGGCTTGAGCTCGGGCAACGTGATGCCGTTGTCGTTCATCAATGACAGCAAGTCCTCGATCCGCCACCGGTCGTACGCGATCCGCCGCACGTCGAAGTAATCGCAGATAGTTTGCAGGCGCCGCAGCACATGCAGCTTGCTGATGGCTCGCCCCGGCGTGGTCTCCAGGTGGCGTTCCTTGATCCATTGCAGATACGGCACACGGTCGCGCTTCTCCCGGCCAGACAGGTCATCGTCGGGGATCCAGAAGTACGACAACGAGCGCCAGTGCGGATCGTGCGGAATCGGGCTGAACATCAGCACGAATGCGGTCAGGTCCGTGGTACTGGAAAGGTCCAGCCCGCCAACGCATGGTCGGTTGCGCAGGACGCGCATCGGCACCCGCTCAGCAGCACCGCGCCAGATCTCCCAGGACAGCCACGGCGATGTCGCCTGGGTCCATTCGCAGAAGTTCAAGCGCCTGACAACGGCCTCTTTCGCCGGTAGCCCCTTCGCTTCGGCCACCTGCTCCCGCAGGTACTTGCGGCCCGGGATGCCATCGGTCTGGCCCTCAAGAATGAAGTCCAGCGAGGGGTTCACCTTCGGCCAGCACGACTCATCTTTAAATGGGTCATCCCCCTTATCCAGCGAGCAGATGAAGGCAAAGAACGCATCGTTTTCCTCCTTGCCCTCGCAGATCCGCACGCCCAGGTCGTGATACTGACCGCACACCGAGCCCTTGTCGGAGCCGCTGTTGGTGATCATCACAATCAACGCGCGGCGCCTGAACTTGGTACCGGCCCGCATCATGTTCACGGCGCTGGCTGTCTTGTGCTCATGCAGCTCATCGATCAGCGCGATGTGTGGCCGAGGGCCGGACTGGCCTTCGTCGGAGCTGATCGGGCGGAAAAAGCTATGAGTGCCGGGATAGAACAGGTTCCAGACCTTCTCATCACGGCCCGATTGCACCAGGCGCGCCGAGAGGTGTGGCGCCATGTTCACCATGCTGACCGCGTCGCGGAATAGGATCTGCGCCTGGTCTTTTTTCGTTGCGGCAGCGTAGATCTCGGCCCGCTGCTCACCGTCAGCGACCAGTCCGTACAACCCGATCCCGCCAACTAGGGGAGACTTGCCCGAGCCCTTGGCCGTTTCGATGTACGCCTGGCGAAACCGACGATAGCCGTCATCGGTGTACCAGCCGAATAGGCTACCGATAATGAATGCCTGCCACGGCGCAAGGCGGAATGGCAGGCCCTCGAAGTCGCCGCCGTTCAGACACAGCACGTCTTCGAAAAAACCGATGGCCCGCAATGCCGCTTCGGCATTCCAGATCAGCCCGCGCTCACGTCCTTTTTCCAGATCCAGCAGATGGCGCCGCGCCGCGTTGCGAATGTCTGGGCCAGCGATGATCGAGCCCGCCAGCACTCTGTCAGCGAAGCTCTTTACCCGGCAGTCAGTTGAAATACTTTGCGGCAGCGTCTCGCTCTTCATTAGGGAACAAATCTCCTTGTGCCGCCGGTGCGGCTCTCATGTTCCGGCGCGCCAAGGGAGATAACCCGAACTGAGCGCCTGCAGCGTTGGCGCGTTTTTCGGCGTCGTTGGCCAGCTGCCGCAGAACGTGGGTCTGCTGCGCGCCGGTCTTGAAGGTCTGAACCTCACCACCCAGACCGTCAGCCGACTTTGCATTGCGCTCAGCGATCAACCGCTGGAATCGCAACCAGTCGCCGTAGGCCTGGCAGTACGTGGCGAGCGCCATCTGGTCCAACCGCGACACCCACCCAAGCGCCAGCAGCGCTCCGGTAATACGGCTCCATTCGGCTGCAGCGTCACCGCTAAGAAAATCAGGCATAGGCGGCACAGCAGCCGGCACCGCCGGATCTTTGATTTCGTTCAACAGCTCAGCCGGCGAACGCTTGCTGCGGTTGCCGTTGAGTAGATGCACCGACGCGGGCAGACCAGGCCGCCCGGAATTACCGTTTCCAGCCATGGGAAACCTCCATTTCTGATACCCCCCCTCCCTCATTTTTCCCGGTTTTGCACACAGAGGGGGGCATGCGGTCTAGAACAAGCTCCTGAAGAAGTTTTTCACCCCCCCCACCCTCCAGAACGAGGGCTTTTTGGCAGACCCGGGGATATGCGGAGACCAACCTTGCAACTTGGCAACCCGAGGCCGTAGGAAGCACAGTCGACCGGCACTCCAACGATCAGGATGAACAGCTAGCAAGTTGGCCTGGAGCAATGGCTCGAGAAGCTTCATTGCTTGCTTTACCTCTTCGCTATACCCAAAAACGTCATCAGGTCCAAACGGGCGCTTCCACTCGCCATGCCGCTTAAACTCAACGCCTTGATCTTTCATAATCAACCTCGATTCCAGTGATGTCCGGGGTCTATCGGACGGCCGTCAGCGTGGCAGCCAGCAATCCGACCGCTGCGCTCAAGCCGCTGCTTGGTCGAGTCGTGACAGAGCTTGCATAGCGGCTGCCAGTTGCCCTGATCCCAGAACAACTTCCAGGCAGCCTTGATCCGCTCGGCGTCGGCGCTTTCCTTCGCCTCTTTCAATCGAGGCGGGATCTTGTGGTCAACCACCATTGCAGCGACCGGGCGGTAATCGGTGGAACACATAGAACAGAACGGATGCCGACCCAAGAACGCATCCCGGCTTAATCGCCATCGGTGACCATAGCCACGGGAAGCACTGCTCCCGCGACGATCACTGCCCTTGTTCATTGCTGGTAGGGCGCACATCACAGACACCCAGGCGCTTTGCTGCCCAGCGCTCATACAAACCAATCGCCACATCAGCACCGGCCATTGCGGTGAGGCAACCAACCGCCGCCGATGCCCAGATCGAAACGCCCATTGAATACATGAGCATGATGGTCGACAGCCCACAAACGATGCAGGCACCGGAACGCAGCGCAACACGCCGCGCCAAGCCCCAGCCGCGAACACCTGCTTTATCGGCGCGCCACATCTCGCCCGATACACCACCCACCAAGGACAGCACTACCACCATCCAAACCGGCATTTCGATTAACGCTTGTTGCTCATTGGTCATGAGAGCCTCATAGGTCAAATGCACGGCGCCGGAAAAAGAAAACCCCGCCAAATGGCAGGGTTCTCATTGCTCCGACGACTCGGGGCAGGCTTGCACAGCACAGTGCTTTGGGGAGCGCCTAAGCGCAGTTCGCATATCGTGGGGACTTTTTACCCGTCTCCGGAAAAACCGAAAAGAGGCAATTTTCGGTTATCAACTTCGACCAGACTTTGACACTACTTTGGCCCCACTTTGAGCCATTCCACTCCGACGAACGGTACGACCGTGGACGACGCCCTGACGCGCCATCAGGATTGTCATGACACGCAAATGCAACGCTTGCACCCAGTTTCGGTAGGTACGATCAGCGCCTTCCGCCAATCCGACTTCGCGCATCTGCTCACGAATGGGCGCGCCGTAGTGATACCGAAACCGGGCCAGCTTGGCCAATGCTTGGCCGCGTTCGTCGCGGCGCTCTAGCTCGGCGATGGCAGCATCTACTTCAGCCGCTGCGTAGTCCATCCCCGATCCGCCACCAATGAGTGGTCGAGTTCCTGGCGTGCCCCGTGGCGCCCCTCCTTTCCAGTCAACGATTGAACCCATCTGGCTGCCCAGACTGGCCTCATGGCCGAACCGGGCCTGCTGCTCGCCCCAATGCTTCATAAGGCTCTCGATATCCTCAATCATCCCTGAATCTCCCGCAAATCGCGCACCCGACACAAAACAGAGCTACCCGACACAAACCCAACACACTTAAAAGCCAGTGTTTTCAATAACTTCATAAGCTTTGTGTTTAGTGTGTTGGGTTTGTTGAGTTTTTTAGGGCTCGCATAGGGAGTGTCTTCCTCCTGTTTAAGCCCAATGAAAAATACGCGCCCGCGCGTGCGCGACGACAAACCCAACACACCCACTACAGCCCCAGTCAAACCCGCAGAATTTGCGGACTTTGCTTGTGTTGCCCCCGACACATAGACCCAACACCAACCCGACACACCCACCACACCGATAGCCGTATTCATGCTGCAAGCCCCTTCACATGGTCCCAGCCATCCACGTTCCAGCCCGCAAGCTTTGCCTTGGCACGCCACTCGGTGACCGCCACGCCCAGCTCGGCCGCCTTCAACGATGGGGGAAGGGAAGCATCAGAGTCATTTGGGAAGAAAAATGCCGCAAATCGTCTGTTGTTGCCATCCGTCCAGGGAATGGGCCGCGTCTTCTCGACCTCAGAGCTAATGAACAGCGAGAACTTCGTTTGACTCATCGCATGCTCTCTATTGCGCTGGCACCACTCCAAGAACAGCGCATAGAGGTCCGACGACATGCAACAACCCCATAGGCCTCGCCCAAGATCACCGCACCGCCAAAGGTGCAGGAACGTCTGCCAGGCTGCGCGGCTGAGAGCTACAAGGCGCTGGCGCGCTTCAGTCTTGGGCGGGCGGGTCCGCTGGTTGAAGTCGCCCATATCAACGCTCAACAACCAGGCATACAAGGCCGCAATGCCACCGTTCTTCAACTCGTGCCCTATCGCACGCTGACGCTCTTCCGGAAGTGTCTCCATTGGCCACATCACCAACATCCGCCGGTCGCTATCGCTGATCGGCCACGGCAAGATCTCATTACTCAGAAACACCGCGTTCATATGGTTGGCTTCCTCCCAACCGTTGATGAACTTGGACTCCATGCGCACCGTCTTGCCAGTGACCAGGTGCTTGATCTTGCCGACTTGGTTGTACCGCTGATCCCGGCTCACAACCTCTTCAAACACCGCCCAAAGCTTGCGACTCTGCCAAGCGTTGAAAGACCCCTCCAACTGCGTCTGCCCTACTGTTGCGGCGTATTGGCCGTAGAGTTCGCCCATTGCATCGGCAAACAGCAGACTCTTGCCCGAGCCTTCCATGATGGAGTGCATCAGTACAGCAGTGTCCATCTTGGCGCCCATGTGCTGCAGCGGGTACGCCAACCAACGTGTTAGCCACTCAGTGGCGGGTAGGTCATGGTTGCAAAGGAATGAAATAAGCCAGCGCAGGTTTTCGCAGGCTTCGTCATTGCGCAAAGGCTCCAGGGGCAAGCCTTCAAAAGTGTTGATGTACTGATTTGGGTCTTTGGTCATCGTTGGGTCGAACACAATATGGTCGACATCAACGACACGTCGGTTTGGGCTGTTAAGCCAAACGGGATACATACCGCCGAGGGCCATCTTGACGGCCCCCTCAGCTATACGCCGCTTCTTCTCTCTGTCCCACACATCTTTAGTGCCGTCGATGTACACATACCGGTCAATGGGCGACATCTGCAAAGCACCGCCCTTTTTGCTGTCCAACTGCCGTACCTGTTGAATTTCCTCAACCTGCTCAGCAGAAATCAGCTTTCGGCTGGCATCTGCCAACCATTCTTTCGCGAGCGGCTTGCCAATCAGCGCTTCAAATCCCGACTTCTTAATCAGCCTCGACTTGTCGAAATCCCAAACGTGAGTAGTTCCTTCCACCAAGGCGAATCGCCTCAGAATCTGCGCGATACCCAGGCCCTCATCCCCCCCACCCCCGGTATTGGAGGAGCTGGCCGCGCTTTCCTCTGATGGGGTGCGGGGAAGGCCCTCAACCACCTGAGGCAGCGCCCCCGCAATCTCGCTCTCATTCGATGGGGCACGGGGAAGCGCACCCAGCGCTGGTGGCTGTGGTGGGCGACTCGCGGAGTCGATGCCCAATAACTGAGCTGCCGCCTTTGTCGCGACCTGTACATCGCCCCCATGCTCAAGGATGCAATACACATCAAAGGCATCGTTCTTGTGCCCATTCGCCAACGGGTCAGAGCTGTGATGCGAATACAGACGATCATCCGTGATAGTGATCCCAGGTAGCCCGCTACTACTTTGAGGGCAGAGCCATTTACCGCCGTGCTTGCTGTAACCATGAGCTGCCAGCAGCGCTTCGATGTCATGACAGCGATTGAACTCATCGATAACTTTCGGCAGTTGCTTACCTCCGACCAAAGCTCGCTTGGGCGCAGCCGGTGGAGCCTTAGCGAGCTTCGGGGCCCATGGGCAGACGGCTTCCGCTTCAGGCTTGAATGCGTCCCAGCCCTGCCAGATGGCTAACAACTCAGCCGGTAGATCTGGCAAACCTTCAGCCTTGGGAGGGTTGCGCCATACATAAGGTTTCTGCGTTCCCGGGTGGATCGAAGGCGGTAGCACGTCCTGCGTCAGGCCGGCGCGCAACTCAAATACGGTGAACTTCTTGTAGGGTTCAGCTGCAGCACGCGCAACGGCCTCGGCTTCCGCGTCTTCGGCCTCTTTCGCTGCCTTGGCCTGGGCCATGAACCCTCGGAATATCGAACCATCAGGATCGTTTTCGTTTGGCCAGGACAGCGAATGTCGACTCAGCTCAACGCCGTCAGGCACGCGAAACAACACACGAAAACGCGCCGGGTTGCCTACCACCGTCGGATAGGCAACTGCCAACGCATCCAAATCTACCCCCAGCTGCTCTTGCAGGACGAAGCGCGTCCACTGGACATCATCCACGTCCAGGGAACAGACTCGACTGGGGCCATGAACGACGCCCATGTTGTGCGATGGGTTCTTCTGCCAGAATGCCTCAGCGGCTTCCGCATCTACAAAGTACCCACCAGGCTGGTTCCAGCCCTTACCTTTCGGGCCCTTTTCTCCCGGCTCGATTGGCACCAGGGCGAAGTTGAAGGTTTCGATATAACGGCGGGCCCAGACAGCAATCGGCACTCCATTGCGCTCAGTCATCCCAAACGCTCCCGCAACCCCTGGCAATTGATGCAGGTCTCACAACCTGCAACGGCCCGCTGACGGGGCAGCGGGATCGGGTCTTCACAATCAACGCAGAACTGAGCGCTTGGCTTGAGCGACTGGCGTGGCCGGGACTGCAATGCGACCTGCAGGTGATACTCGACCTGCTCATTGGCCCGATCAATTTCATCAGCCATCGATACGGTCCTCCATCGCCTGCCGCGCGCCGGCCATGATGCCCAACACTTCGCGGATAACGTCCATACCATGCTTCTCTAGATCGAGAACCTCATGGAGTTCCCACTTTTTGTCGGCGGCACCATCATGCATGCTGGACACAAACTCGCTGGCCTCTTCCAGCAACTTGCCCACGGCCTTCAGTGCTTCATGAGTTGCTGGGACCGGTACAGGGCGATACCAAACGGCACCAGCTGGGCGCACCAATGCATCCAGCAAACGAGGGTCAGCCGTCAACCCGATAACCTCTTCCAGCTCATCAGGCGTCAGCCAACGGCGTTCTTCGTCAAGCTTGAGCTTCTTTTGCAGTGCATCGTTGTCGAGCACCATTTCGTAGGCAAGGCGGGTGATACCACCCGGGAAATCGCGACCGGCGCGATAAAGCGCCTGCCGCAAAGAAAGGACCGGGCCTGCGCCCGGTAATAGATCTGTGCGACTCATAACCGTAAAACCCCCGTTTACGGTGTAGCCACAGGAACAGGTTCACCCTATCCTACGACCACGACCGATGTGCTGTGCTAAACGTGCTGTGCGGCACGGTGCTTCGATTGAGTCGTCCGGTATGACTTGTGGTGAGAAGGACCGGACGGCGGATTGCGTCGGCGTCATGCGCCGACTTGCTGAGCTGGGGAACTTCTTGTGGTGAGAGCCCCCAGCTCGGCGTTCCTATCAGGGCTTCGGCTTGCGCCGGCTCCCTATTGGGCGGATCTCAAAGGCGGAAAATCCCCCTTCGCCATTACTGCGCACACGTATGTCACGCGCAGAATTGAGCATCTGAGAGACTGCGCTTTGAGTGACACCGAGCAGTTCAGCCAATTCGGGCTGACTTCTATCCTTTGCGAACTCCCGCAAAGGCACTCCAAATTTTTCTTCCATCCCTTTCGTCCTCGACGGGTGCATGCGTGAATATTAGTGTTACTTCTTTTGAAGGGCAAGCAAAATATAAGCATCACTCTTTGAACGAGATAAGCGGCGCTAATATCTTGGTTGGTATGACTACTAAGCCCGCTTACATCGCCGAAGAAGCAGCCCGACTCAAGGCCATCTACAAAGCCCGTAAGTCAGCTGACCCGTCACTCAATCAAGAAAAGGTGGCTCATGACTGCGGCTGGGCAAGCCAAAGCGTTGTCAGCCAGTACATGACAGGGAAAATCCCCCTCAACATCGCCGCCCTACTAACGCTGAGCAGGGCCCTGAACTTCGCTCCAAATGAGGTCAGTCCGCGCTTAGCGGAAACCCTCGGGAGTCAGCCTGGCTCGGCCGGCGTGGAGAACGCCACAAACTTGGGGACTGCAGGTCGCCTGCTCCCGGTCGTGGGCTACGTCAAAGCAGGCGCGTTCTGTGAAGCCGTTGCCTTCCAGGCCAGCGATGCAGATGAATGGGTCGAAGCAGGCGGCCCAGCAGGGCCTCGCGCGTTCATTCTGAGAGTTGAAGGCTTCAGTATGGAGCCAGACTTCAAACCAGGGGAAAAGGTTGTAATAGACCCCGACATGCAGTGGGAGACTGGCGACTTTGTGGTGGCCAAGCGGGTTAGGGATCAGGCAGTGACCTTAAAGCAATTGCGCCGAGAAGGGGGCGAGTTCTACCTATATGCAACCAACCCTGACTGGCCTGAAAGGATCATTCGAATGGATGAAGAATGGTCAATATGTGGCCGAGCACGGAGAAAAATTGTCGACCTGTAAGGCCCCAAGCCCGCATCAAGCGGGCTTTTTCATGCCCTCAATCAGCATTTATTAGTATCACTGTTGACTTATTAAATCAGTAATACTAATTTTGTCTCGCACAAGCCCTCTCACCACAGAGACCGAGACATGCTAAACGCACAGCAATGCCAAGTATTTCTACACCCCACAGCCTGCAGCAGCCGCTCAGCAATTGATGCTATCCAGAGACGTACTGGGCGACTGATCATCGTTACGCAGAAAGGCAACGCCCAAGCTGTACAGGACGTTACCGCCCAACAGCTCGGGGGTAACGCGGCATGAGCGCCTTCGTCATCCCTTTTGCGAAACAAGATCTGCTACACCAAGTCCTCACTACTGGCGGTACAGCGATCTGCCCGCTTTATCTCCCTACGATTCAGCTCGACGCTGACATTGATGTCGAACTGAGCACAGGCCAGGCGCACGTTAAAGTAAAGTTTGGTGCGTTTTCGGGATCTCTAACACTCCCCCGCGGCGACCGGGCTAACCACCTGCACCTACGCGACTTCATCGAGGATGTCGCCAACGGCCGTACCACGACTGGCCGGACCAAACAGGCTATTGCCCTGATGGAAGCACTCGACCATATCAGCACCGCACTCCTAGAAGGCCAGGTCGCGTACATCGCACCTACGACCAATGCTGAATACCCGTTCGGCGCCGTGGTTACGAACGGACGCGGTGAGCTCTGCGCGGCAGCAATTGGCACCGACAAAGAGCACCTAGCGGAATTACTGCGGGACAAGCTGCGGCCCCATCCCGAGGGGAACGGGGAGAAGGCATGAGTGAAACGCTAGCCCAACTGCGCCGGCAGTGGACAACCCCATGCCCAACCCTACGTGAAGTTCGGGAACACTACTTCCCGCACATCAAGACGGATCAGCATCTGCGCAAACTGATCAACAAAGGCCGCATCAAGCTCAAGCTGATTAAGCCAGATCACTCCGTACGCGCCGAGTACGTGGTCTATCTGCACGAACTCGCTGCTTATCTGGATGCACAAGCGCATTCCGCAGGCTAATTAAGGCGGCCCCGGCCTACTGGGGCATATTTGCCCTGCCGCTCTCACCACGGCTCACAACGGCGGCGGGCACATTCTGGAGCACAGCACATGCAACCACAGCAAATCATCCTTACCCTGGCCACCCTCTGGCTCTTCACGCTAGTGGCCCTGCCATTCCTGTTCAGCAAGGCCCGCCGGAGGGCAAAGGAAAGCGGCTTTGCCGCTGGGCTTGCTCAACGGGAAGCCGACCATGCCAAGCAAATCGCTGACTTAAATGCTGACATTGACGCCATCGCCCAGCAGCGCCTCAAAGAACAGCGGGCGCACCTTCTGGTTACAAGTCAGCGGCTGGCTCACATCGAAGAGCTTGAAGCCAGAATAATGTCCTACTCCGGACTCGCCGTAACAAAGACCGACTACGAGCACTTAACAAGCGCAGCTGAAACCCTACGCCTTGCCCGCACCACGTGGCAAAAACTGCAAGGCACTGAGCCATGGTGCAAACGTGCTTACGCCGAGTGCCAAGGTCTCCTGCGCCTGGCCAGCCGTATCCATGCAGAACTGCGCTCCAGCCCGGCCAACCAGCAAGGAGACGCGGCATGAGCGCTCCGCGCTGGGTAATGATCAAACGAGCCGCCGAACTCACCGGGTATAGCGTGGATGCTATCGAACACAAGGTAAAGAACGGCACTTGGCCGCAGGGCCGGGTCTGGCGCAAAGCTCCGGACGGCCGCATCGCAATTAACATGGTGGAGTACGACAAGTGGGCCGAGAGCGCACCTCAAGTAGCCTAGAGGCCGAGCTGGCCAAGCACACGGGCATCGAACTTCACGGTGGCAACCTGCGAATCGCCTTCATGTGGCGCCGCATTCGCTGCCGTGAATCTCTCGGTCTTCCCGTGACAAAAGCTAACATCAAACATGCCGCCCTACTCAGGGCGGCGATTCTCCATGAGATAAAGACGGGAACGTTCGAGTACGGCCGGCACTTCCCCGATTCGAAACATGCGGCGAACTACAGCAGCACCAAAGACGAACGATTAGGCGCCCTGGCAGAGCGCTACAAGCCACTGAAGGCCATCGACATCACGCCAATGACCGAAGAGAAGTATGCCTACGCCATCGACATCTGCGTCGAACTGGTGGGCAAGGATCGTTTGGCTGGCATTCTTCTGCCAGAAGATGTACAGGTGCTCCGCGCCCAACTGATCGAGACTCGGGCCCCTTCTACGGCGAACCATTACCTTGCCACCTTTGCCGGCTTCCTGACCTGGTGCGAGAGCAACGGTTATTGCATGGCCGGCCTCGCAGCTGCATGCACCCGGTTTGCCATGAGCGAAAAGGAACCCGATCCTCTCACCCATGACGAATTCGACCAACTCATTACTAAAGGCTGTCTACACCCACAAGACAAGGCGGCTATCACACTGGCGGTTTACACTGGACTGCGCCCCGGCGAGCTGTGCGCACTGGCTGTGGAAGACATCGACCTACAGGCCGGCAAGGTCGAGATCACCCGGGCCATCACCGCCAACGGCACCTTCAAGGTGCCCAAAACCGGGAAGCCACGAACGGTACTGCTGATGCACCCAGTTATCGAGGCCTGCAAGGTTCTGATGGGTATTGTCGCTGGTCACCCGAAGCGGCAGATCCGGGTGTACCAGAACCGCCACGAATGGCGGGACGAGTCTGTCACCCCCCTTCTATCACCTGGCACTCAGGCCAGGAAACGGATGATCAACGAATGGTTTGTGTCCACAGCCTGGAACACGAAGTGGGCCGCGATTCAGAGACGAGCCGGGATCCGTGCGAGGCGTCCGTATCAAACTCGACACACCTATGCGTGCTGGTGCCTCACTGCACGAGGCAACCTTGCGTTCATTGCAAAGCAGATGGGTCACAAAGATTTCACCATGCTAGTTGAAGTCTATGCAAAGTGGATGGATGACGAATCCCCATCTGAGCTGATTTACATTTGGAACAACTTGCAAACGCTGAGCTCACGACGACTCATTGGGCCCATCACCAACTGATCGAATTTCACTTAGTCGACGAGTGCACTCGGCCACCATTATTCGAGTGTACTCAATCTCCCCGTCCAGATATTGCAGGTGACGTTCGAGACTAAACATCTCATCGCTTAACTGCTCAATCTCACGAGAACCAAGCTCTATACCAACCTGATCGAGATAGGCGTTTAATTCGGAAATCTTACCACCAGTTTGATCACGTTCAACCTTGAGATGCACCCCCTTCCTTATTAGCTCTTCCCGTTCAGTTCTGACCCGCTCCGCCGGGTCAAAATTTGAAAGTGTTCTTTTATGGGAAAAACCCACTAAACTTTTCGGGCGAAAATGAGTAATTAAAACCCCGTCAGGCGTAAAAACTGTATCAGGAACCAAAGACGCATCATGTCTTTCCGACCTCTTGATTTCCTCAACGGCAACTTCTGAGACCGTCTGCTCAAGATGCAAATTCGCACGCTCAATAAAATTATGAGGTGTATACATGTAAAACTTCTGACTAGCCTCAGATTGAAACTCTTGAATCAACGCAGGTAGCGGACCAATCGTCTTACCCTGAAAGCTTAGCCACCAGTCGTCTTTCACATCACCGGTTACAAAAATGATTGGCAAGCCGCTAGACTTGGCCTTGTCAATCATTTGAAGCCAAACAAAATAATCCCCATAAGGCTTGCATCTATCTACAAACAGACTTGAATCACCACCTTTTTTGGCATCCATGAATCCCGGCGGTATTTTTTCTTCGTACCGAGCCTTACCAGTCGTTATAAAGCCCTCGATATCATCCCTGGAATATGGCGCCCCCACACGTCCATCGAACAGTTTTTCAAGCTCATCCTTGATATCATCAGAATATATCCTACGCTCATGCACTTCTTTATTCTGAAGAAATTCATTATTAAGCTTGCCGAAAACCTTCGCAACCTCCACCTGAGTCTGGACACTTACAAACGGAGCCTGATTTACGTTTTCAAGACTTTTATTTAGCCCTTCTACCTTCTTTACAGTCTCATCATAGGATTTTACTTGCTCACCGATAACTGCCAGCCTGTTCGCCAAATACTCTAGAGCAACCTGATGCGGGATCCACAATCTTTTTTGCAGAGAGCTAAAAACCTTAAGAAGTTCTATACGCGTAGCATCTGAAAACCTATACAAACTTAGCAATACATTTGCGTCCAACACAAAAAGACAGTTTTCCCAAATATCCTTTACATCTGCGGAACCATTGGCAAAGTGGCCAGGAAAGGAAGATTTCATCTGCTGATCCTTGAGGTGACATAATGCCACTATAGCATCATGATCTTGAGCGCACGACGGCCACGGACGGTGTTTTACCCTTACGCCAGTCCCATGCGCATCGGGTCAGCCTGCACGGTCAAGGCCCCAAAATTGCCCCAACGCTTAAGCCAAGAATCCATAACCTATTGATCACACACACAACCGCAAGACAAAGCAGCGAGCACGCGTGCCAAATACACCGGCCTGCGCCCAGGCGAACTGTGCGCGCTGGCCGTGGAAGACATAGACCTGACGACGGGTAAGATCGAGATCACCCGGGCCATCACAGCCAACGGCACCTTCAAGGTTCCCAAAACCGGAAAGCCGCGAACCGTACTGCTGATGCAACCAGCGATCGAGGCCTGCGAAGTTCTGATGGGCATTGTCGCTGGACAACCGAAACGGCCGATCAGGGTGTACCAGAATCGCCATGAGTGGCGAGACGAATTCGTCACGCCACTCTTATCACCTGGCACGCAGGCCAGGAAACGGGTGATTAACGAGTGGTTCGTATCGACCGCGTGGAACACGAAGTGGGCGGCGATCCAGCGCAGAGCGGGAATACGAGCGCGGCGACCGTACCAAACTCGACACACTTACGCGTGCTGGTGTCTTACTGCGCGTGGAAACCTAGCATTCATTGCAAAGCAAATGGGCCACAAGGACTTCACCATGCTGGTCGAGGTCTATGCCAGATGGATGGATGAGGAATCTGCTACTGAGCTAGATAGGATCTGGCAGTCAATTAAAAACACTCAATCACAGCTTTGACGATAGTAGCCGTACAAAGAGTGAAGCGCGAAGCTCAAGGCCTCTGCTTGCTTCACTCTTTTATTTGAAAGCTGCTCATCACTCAGTCTATCAACATACTCAGCATCTAATGTAGCCGCCATCCGGAGCTTCATCATGAGTAAGTCTTTATCTTGAAAACCATGATGCTTTTCAAGAATCTCCAATAAAGTCCGCAAGCCATGGAGAAGCGAAAGTGTCCCTGCAACCCATACTTCCGGCGAATCTCTCTTTTCCTTACTACCCGCCCAAAACTCAACACAGCGCTTATCGATATCTAACACCTTGTCCAACGCCTTGGTAACAAGAGCATAAGTCTCGGAGCGCTTCGCAATCCTATTAGAATTTCGATAAACGAAAAACCATCCAGCAAGCACTAAGAAAGGCGATATGAAATTAACAAACAACTTCATTAAGCACCTGCCTCTTCAATATAGCTTCGAATCTCCATGGCATAGTCAGGAAATTCAGTATCGACCTTGAGTTTTCGAAGCACCATTGAACCATCCAAATGATGAACGCGAACCAGCCCGCCAAACGCCTCTTCTAGAAAAGATGAGCCATACTCATAACCTGGAGCTACCGAGTCCAGCTTCACGACCACCAGATCTACGCTGGGGTCGGCCATAGGCCCGTACAGATATTTCTCACGAAATGCCGTGCCATTACCTGTGCCATCGTCAGCATAACGACCAAAAGGGGTCTTAGAAAACTGCTGCATGTCTATTGTATGAACGTTCATTTTCCGACTCCTGAAAATGTCCACTCGATAAGAGTGCCACCAATACTAAATCCGTGCAACTTTTCCTCTACTTTCTTGCCACTTCTATAAACAACCAACCCATTACCACTAAAAACCAACAGATACTCTGCGCTGGGATTCGCATCAATGGGACTTTTAATATCATTGAATCCTCGACCGCGGCCCTGTATTTTGAATCTTGTCACCCCTGACCTCATAGCCAACGCAATACTAGCACAATCTGAAACTTGCTGCGTAACCGCGTGACTTACAGGTCTTATAGAATCAGGTATTCCAACACCCATATCGTATAAAACCAATGACAATGTATGTGCTTGAGGGTTCCATTTCACAAACTGCCACCATCGACCGACCATGAACCCATGCAAAGGAACAGGCCCATCCTTAAAACCTTCATAAGCATGGTGCGCAATATTTAGGTACGACTCCTGCAGAGCTGAAACAATCTTCCGAGGGAGCTTGCCGACCTGTTTCAGCAATTGCTCGATGATTGCACCCATTTGGCTCGACGGATCATTACCGGTCTTGTAAGGGTTATTAATTTCACCCCAAAGTCGCTCTAACTTACTCTCTCCCCCAGGCTTAATTGCTGCCCAAAGCCCACTCTTCCTAAATACATCCCTGACAGCCTTGTCAACTGGCAAAATGTAATTCACCACGGCATCAGGATAGGCGAAAGTTTTAGGCACGCAGCACTGGCACCTAGTCACCTTAGCGAATAGCATTAAAGAGGCTGCAGCGGTCAACTCTTTTAACTCAGAAAAGTCCAAAACCACATAGTACCCATGCCAAAGTACGAGGGTATCGAACTCATCGAAAAAAGCTAACGTTTTGTCATACCACTCAGCTCTATAAAGACATAGACGCTCGGGCGACTTAACAGTCTTCGTGCGTACGCTACTAAGCGGTTGGCCGTCAGTGAACCTGGCCTTTTTTTCCAGAGAGATTGTCATCGTGCCGATTTCAAGTCTTGTGATCGAACGATGATGCCCCGTTTCACCCAGCTTTGACAGTCGGATAGCTGTAGGATTGGGGATGTCCGCACTGTCCTCGATGTCCTCTCGTGATACCCTACGCAACAAACGGCCAGCCAACGCTGATGAAGCCACCTGCTGCCCCATTTTTGCCCCAGCCGTGACAGAGATTTTCGATAAGCCACTGATGAATAAAGCAATTTCTGACTTCTCCGCACACACCCCGATGATGCAGCAGTACTGGAAGCTGAAAAACCAGCACCCGGACCAGCTGATGTTCTACCGCATGGGCGATTTCTACGAGATCTTCTACGAAGACGCGAAGAAGGCCGCCAAACTCCTGGACATCACCCTGACCGCCCGCGGCCAGTCGGCGGGCCAGTCGATCCCCATGTGCGGTATCCCCTTCCATGCGGCCGAGGGCTACCTGGCCAAGCTGGTGAAGCTGGGCGAGTCGGTGGTGATCTGCGAGCAGATCGGCGACCCGGCCACCAGCAAGGGCCCGGTGGAGCGCCAGGTAGTGCGGATCATCACCCCCGGCACGGTCAGTGACGAAGCCCTGCTCGACGAGCGTCGCGACAACCTGATCGCCGCCGTGCTGGGTGACGAGCGCCTGTTCGGCCTGGCTGTGCTGGACATTACCAGCGGCAACTTCAGCGTGCTCGAGATCAAGGGCTGGGAAAACCTGCTGGCTGAGCTCGAACGCATCAACCCGGTCGAGTTGCTGATCCCCGATGATTGGCCCCAGGGCCTGCCAGCGGAAAAACGTCGCGGCGCGCGCCGTCGTGCGCCCTGGGATTTCGATCGCGATTCGGCACGCAAAAGCCTTTGCCAACAGTTCGCCACCCAGGACCTCAAGGGTTTTGGCTGCGAGAAACTGACCCTGGCCATCGGCGCCGCCGGCTGCCTGCTCGGCTACGCCAAGGAAACCCAGCGCACCGCCCTGCCGCACCTGCGCAGCCTCAAGCATGAACGCCTGGACGATACCGTGGTGCTCGACGGCGCCAGCCGGCGCAACCTCGAGCTGGATGTGAACCTGGCCGGTGGCCGCGACAACACCCTGCAGTCGGTGATCGACCGCTGCCAGACCGCCATGGGCAGCCGTTTGCTGACCCGCTGGCTGAACCGCCCGTTGCGCGACCTGAAAGTGCTGCAGGCGCGTCAAGGCTCGATTCGTTGCCTGCTCGACGGCTATCGCTTCGAGAAGCTGCAACCGCAGCTCAAGGAAATCGGCGACATCGAGCGTATCCTCGCCCGCATCGGCCTGCGCAATGCCCGTCCACGGGACCTGGCGCGCCTGCGCGATGCCCTCGGCGCCCTGCCCGAGCTGCAGAGCGCCATGGCCGAGCTTGAGGCGCCCCACCTGGCGCGCCTGGCAGCCATCGCCGGCACCTACCCGGAGCTGGCCGACCTGCTGGCAAAAGCCATCATCGACAACCCGCCGGCGGTCATCCGCGACGGCGGCGTGCTCAAGACCGGCTACGACAGCGAGCTGGACGAACTGCTGGCCATGAGCGAGAACGCCGGGCAGTTCCTGATCGACCTGGAAGCGCGCGAGAAAGCCCGCACGGGCCTGGCCAACCTCAAGGTCGGCTACAACCGTGTGCACGGCTATTTCATCGAGCTGCCGAGCAAACAGGCCGAGCAGGCGCCAGCCGACTATATCCGCCGCCAGACCCTCAAGGGCGCAGAGCGCTTTATCACTCCAGAGCTGAAAACCTTCGAAGACAAGGCATTGTCGGCCAAAAGTCGCGCGCTTGCCCGCGAGAAGATGCTCTACGACGCGCTGCTGGAAAACCTGATCGGCCACCTGGCCCCCTTGCAGGACACCGCTGCGGCCCTGGCCGAGCTCGACGTACTGAGCAACCTTGCCGAGCGCGCGCTGAACCTGGACCTGAACTGCCCAAGCTTCGTCGACGAGCCGTGCATGCGCATCAGCCAAGGTCGTCACCCGGTGGTCGAGCAAGTGCTGACCACGCCGTTCGTGGCCAACGACCTGGCGCTGGATGACAACACCCGGATGCTGGTGATCACCGGCCCGAACATGGGCGGTAAATCCACCTACATGCGCCAGACCGCGCTGATCGTGCTGATGGCGCATATCGGCAGCTTCGTCCCGGCCGCGGCCTGCGAACTGTCGCTGGTCGACCGCATCTTCACCCGCATCGGCTCCAGCGACGACCTGGCCGGTGGCCGTTCGACCTTCATGGTCGAGATGAGCGAAACCGCCAACATCCTGCACAACGCCACCGAGCGCAGCCTGGTGCTGATGGACGAAGTCGGCCGCGGCACCAGTACCTTCGATGGCCTGTCGCTGGCCTGGGCCGCCGCCGAGCGCCTGGCGCAGCTGCGTGCCTATACCCTGTTCGCCACCCACTACTTCGAGCTGACGGTACTGCCGGAGAGCGAACCGCTGGTGGCCAACGTGCACCTGAATGCCACCGAGCACAACGAGCGCATCGTGTTCCTGCACCACGTGCTGCCAGGCCCTGCCAGCCAGAGCTACGGCCTGGCCGTGGCGCAGCTTGCCGGTGTACCGTCGCCGGTGATCCAGCGTGCTCGCGAACATCTCGGCCGGCTGGAAACCGCCAGCCTGCCCCACGAAACACCCGCCTTGCAGCAAGGTGCGCCAGCCGTTCCGCACCAGAGCGACCTGTTTGCCAGCCTCCCGCATCCGGCCATCGAGAAGCTCGGAAAGCTGGACCTGGACAACATGACGCCGCGTCATGCTATCGAAATGCTCTATACACTGAAGACTCTGTTATAA